TTCGACTCTTGGAGTGATGTTGAGTTCTCCGAATTGTAATCTCATTGCTGTAAAATTTTGAGGGTTTGACATTTGGTTCATTTTTCAAGTTTTACGTTGCAATAATTGGGAGAGCTGAGGAAGTGAGCGAAGCAAAAATTTCAAGTAAAATTTTAAGGCCGTGGCCGGTCAATACTACCTGCAAGGTGGAGATTGATAAAAATTTATGCAGTAAATCCGCAGGCTTGTTTTGCGTTGAACGGTCAGCCCTACCTTTGCGACAGGAAAACTAAATGAGCCAACTGTCCCGAAAAATCAGCAATGAGATTACGGAGGACTCAACCCAAGAGTCAGAAGAACCGGCGGACGCGGCGAAGCCGGACCGAAAGGGAAAGTCGAACAAGAGCGGATGCAGGTGTGCCTGACGAGTATCTGTGTCGGTGCTTACGATTATGGCAAGTACAATGGCGGCGTGTCGTCAGTGGATAGACCTGTGCGCTCAACGGCCACGACACCTTAGACTGCAAGGCGTTCCACATAGACGTGGCAGACCCACTCCTTGATACAGGCTCGGACTCCGAGGGAATCCACCGCCAACCGCTGACCCACGAGGGCAATGTCGGAGAACGACTGTGCCGTTGAAAACGGTCGTGCGACTGCGCGGTAAGGATGCCGTCAACCGATGACAGAGTTACACAGGTTCTCGGCACCCGAAGGGCTACTGCGGAGCGTGGGCAGTTCACCCTGCACATCATCGGCTGCCGCTACGAAAGTGGGCGACCTTGACCGCCCGACCACGGAGCCGCGCTGTTTATGACTGCTCGATGGAAAAGCGCCAACAAGTTCCGCTACGCCTGCCCCCTCCCTCCCAACAACCGCTGACAAGGCTTTTGGCTCGATCAAGCCTCGCCGAGCTAAAGGTTCCGAAAGGGAAGGCTCGAACTACCTATGAAAAAACCGCCTACGCCTCACGCGCAAGCGGCTACCTTAACTTCAAAATCTGTGTGACCTAATTGGGAAGATGGTTGAGATGCAAAGTTTATATCACACACGGCACCATAGATTTTATGGCGACGTGTCTTATTTCGTATTCATATCCGGCGGCATCGCCCGACGGTATGCCGGTGCGCCTCTCGCTCTCGATTGTCGGGTGCGGAGATTCGAGCGAGCCGAGCAGATAAGATTTGTCGTTGACATCGGTAACGACAAAACCGAGAGATGCAGACCGGGGAAGTTCCTTGTCGGTAAGGAACTTCAAGGTGGCGGTGTCCTCGTACCCGCCGCCGTCCTTCTTGGTCTTGCATTGGCAGGTCGGCTCATCGAAGAAGGCTATCGGGTGAATATCCGTCAGGACAACCACCTGCATACCGCAGATTGCCGAGAGTGCAACGTTGGCCGGCAAGCGGCGGCAGTCAACCCAGCCGATGGCCTTAATTCCGGGGAGTATCTGTATCGAAGTTCTCATAAGCGTATCAAGCGTATCATGTCATAATTTCACTTGCCGAAATCAGTGCGATTTTTTTTCATTTTTTTGCGGCGCTCGTTCATCAGGTAGTAATCGCGCTTACGCTGATAGCGTTTGGCGATGGCGTTCCAGTTCTTCTCGGTCATAGCGATGCCGTACTTCTCCATGAAAGCGTAGATAAGGTGGTCTTGACGTTGGAACACCGAGGAAAAGCGGTGAAGCGACTGCCACATAACAATGTCGAAGCGTTGGCGCAGACAGGCGATGAAGGCGTCGGTCGCTTTCGGAGGCAGATAAAAGTAATGCTCCGGCGACTTGTAGCGGAAGTTCGGTATCACGATAGCGAGCTTGCCTTCCCCAGCCGTTTCGGGCACATATCCCTCCGGCGGTGTCTGCAAGAACTGTTCGAGCAGACCCGACTCAATCGAGCCACGCATAAGATGGACGGGATTGTTGCCTCCCTGATCGTGAACGAACCAGTCGGCGAGGTAGTCTTCGAGTGGTATATACAGGTTCATATCGGCTTCGTACTTATATACAAAGTTACCGAAAATCAGCGCAATAACATAAAATTCAACGGCAAGAATGGGCCACTTTGGGAAACTCTGCCGAAGAAAATTTTATGCGGCGAAAATGAAACCATATATGCCACGAGGTTGACAGCGTTGACACGTTGACATCACCAAAAGCCAATGGCTGACAGTCGGTGTAAACCAATTACTTATCTATTTTACTCTATAAATAGATAAAGAGTAGTTTGTCAACGTTTGGATATGGAAATTCCAAAATCGGCGATTTTGGCTACCTTTGTCAACGTGTGTCAACCTTAAATATCTGCCGCAATAGATTGATTGACAAGCTTGTCCCCAAAGTCAACGTTGTCAACAAAGAAATTTCAACCTGCAAATTCGGGGACAGCCCCAATTATTTAGGCCCATCCTCACGGATAAGCCTAAATGACGTGTATAAAGAATGTTTAAGAGCAATCAGAAGGGAGTATCATCCTCTTGCTGAAAGAGAGATGCTTGTGACGGCTCGGAATCCGTCGTAGAAGAAGCCTCTGTTACGTCATCATTAACAGTAACATCGTCGTTATCAAGTTCATACTCTGAAACGGCAGATGTTTCGAGATTGAGACTGTATTTGGCTTTGAGTATGGAATAATCAAAGCACAGGGCCTTTGGCCTGTTGGTCTTGAATTTACGCTGAGTACCGTCCATGACGTAGTCCAGCGTACCGTTGGGGAGAAGAATATTGAAGCGGTCCTGTTTCAGGCCGAGATACGACGGCTGAACTTTAAGGTATGTTAGCATAGTGCCCCAGTTGGTGGAGCGCTGTGCGGTGACACCGCCGCTGACCCTGCCTGTATAGAGAGTGGAAACTGCGGCGCCATTGAGCACCAATATGGGCGTAGGCTTGGCAAATATTATAGGCTCAGTAGCACCAATGGCCTTAAATTCTGTGACATAGCGGATTTTGAAATGTGCCTTTTCGATGATACGGCCCTGTGAGTGCAGCGAATCGAGGACTTCCCAAAAGTCGGCCATTTCGGTGTTCTTCTTACATCCCTCGTTCTGATAACGGATACCGGCCAGTGTAATGTCGAACAAATCCGTGTATGACATAGGCAGACGGAGAGCGTTTTCAAGAGTGCGGAAAGTGGCGAGCGGCACAACCCAGTTGTCGAGGACACGGTCTTCGATTTCCTCGTCTGCGAGAATCTGCGACAGTTCCTTTCGGACGAGACTGTGGTTCTGCCTGTAAGCACTCTCCATAAGCTGACGATGGCTCAGAAGCTCAATGGTAAGATGCGTGTTGCCGAGATTGGAGATTTCTTTCAAATCCTCGAAACGTCGGCGTTCCTCCTGATTGAACGACGGACGTGGGAAAGTAAGGTGAATGACGCGAGAGTAGAGTGCGATGTCGCGGGTAGGCAAATCCTGGCCGCAGATACAGACGGCAGCCGTTACTACCGTCTGTGAAGCTTTCTTGTCTCCGGCCATATTCTTCTTAGTCTGACCGCTGCCGCCCCACACAGCTTTGAGGAAGGCAATCTTTCGTTCGTCGAGGTCGTTCTTGTACTCGTCAAGAACGACCATGGCGTTAGTCACCTGCGAAACACGGTCATTTATGGACGGCACGGTGGCTACGGCCAGGTTTGGAGGGTCTATGCCGTGGACGAAGAAAGATTGGAGGCAAGTGGCGAGAGAAGTCTTGCCGGTGCCTTTCAGACCGAAGAAATTGGCGAGCGGAAAGCAATTCTTGATGGGATAGATTATATCCCTGAAAAGCGAGGCAAAGAGGAAGCATAGCCCGATCTTGCCGTTGTCACCGAAAACGTCGATAACCTTTGTGGCGAAGTCATAAAGAGTAATCGCACTGCGGTTTTCATGCTGAAACAGACGCTCGAACTGATAGACGGTCGGATCGTTACGATACATTTCAGCCGTTGCCGGGAGAAAATACTTGCAGCTGTCGGGCAGAGTGACGATACCCAGATTATCGGCGGCATAGAAAGTGCCTTTATGCAGCAGGCCATTTCCGAAAGCATAAAACTCCCTGACACCATCCCAGCCCATCTGCCTGACGATTTCAGCAGAATCAGTCAAGGCGTAGACAAATTCCTTGACGGTTTCGAGTTTATCAGCCTTTGCTTTCCATATATAGTTATTCCGGCGGCCAACTCTGATTTTGAAGGCAGGGAGCGAAACAAGGTCTGCCTCGTCAAACTCGATCACAGTTTCCTCTCCATATTCATTGATAAGTTTGAAGATGCGTGTCGAGAAATCACCATCCTTGATATGGTAAAGCGGCTTCATGATAAAATTCGAGAGGCGTTCAGTCTCTCCTTTATCAGTATAGCAGAAATACATATTGTCGCGGATGAACAGTCCGAATTTCTTAAGCAGTTCTGCCTCGCGGTCGGAAGCTGAGCCGGAAGATACTCTCTCGGAGCGTTGTTTCTCACTGCGAATTTTCTCCACAGCATCGCGCCATAACTTGGCTCTGCCGTGGATCTTGGCAAGTTCCACGATGCAGGAGTCAAGCAATATCTTGTCGATGATACAAGCGAGAAGCGAGGCAATCTCACTGATAAGGTCCCGTTGCTCGGCCATAGCGACGGCAAGTGGAAATTTCTTTTGCGCGAGCCATACACAGAAATGCACCTCCTGTAAATCATTGAAGATTTCCGGCGAGGTAATATAGGAATCTGCATCATTCTTGGCGCCGTCGGGACCTGGCGGCAACTCGCGGACAGTGACATCGAAGCCCTGTCGCATAGCCGTCGCTCCATTCTTCATCACGGCCATAATGCCGGGCCCGAAAGTTCCGCCTTTCGGTGGATCTGCGTCGGGGATGAAGCAGATGGAGCGTACCCCGACTTTTAAGCGTAGCAGTTCAAACTGGTTATCGCTCCAAGCGGTGCCGAGAGTGGCGACGGCATTAGGCATACCGATGGACTGGAGTCTCAGAACATCGGGCGCACCCTCGACGGCCACGACATAGGGATATTTCGAGGCATTGCGGCGAGCCTCGCAAATGCCAAACACAGCCTCCGACTTCTGAAACTTCGGAGAGTTTATAGAGTTGATATACTTTGACTTGTTGTTCGGGTCGAGAGTTCGGGCGGTAAATGCTATAACATTTCCACGGTAATCCGTGATAGGAATAGTGATGCGTCCACGGAGCAACGGATAGAGAGAGTCGTCCTTGTCGCTTTGGCGCAGATACCCCAACTTGCTTACAATCTCGGCAGGAAACTCGCTTATTTTGCAGAACTGCAAGAAAGCGAGAGAATCCGACGGCGCATAGCCGATACCGGCGGCTACGCAGAACTCCTTGCCCCAGCGTTTGTATGCATAATTCCTCGCTGTTTCTGCCTCTTTCGTGTTCAGGTTGAACTGCGCAACATAATATCGTTGTAAGGCGTCGAGAACGTCTTGCATCTGCTTAGAAGTGTCGGCTTTCTTTTTCTGCTGCAAAGTCTGCGGTTTCTCAATACGCTCTATGAAGATATTATGTTCTTTAGCAATATCTTCGACTGCCTCATAGAAGCCGAGATTTTTCAGTTTGCGTATGAAGGCGATACCATCGCCTCCTTCACCGCAACCGAAACAATACCAGACATTTTTGCTCGGAGTAATGGAAAATGAACCGGACCGCTCCGAATGAAACGGGCATAATGCGGTGTAATTGGCTCCCGAACGCTGCAATTTCTCAACATAGGGCTTGACTATGTCGAGAATATCGAGGTCGCGGACACGCTGAACGGTAGTATCGGAAATCATAACCTGCTGAGTATATAATATAATTCGTTGACAGACTGCCCCGAATACTTGAACCGGCGCGGATTGTCAGGATTAAGAGGAGTGATAAGGCCACGTCTTCTGTATTTGGCGAGCGTGGTTTTGGAGACGCCAATTTCGGCACAAACTTGCTTTACGCAATAGACATTCTCCGGGGGAAGGTTGGGCGGCGTTTCAATCATTTTCTACATCGTCAAAAATTTTTCTTCCGGCCACTTCTTCAATGACCTCTTTCCCGATGTCTGTAATGCGGCAACACATGAACTTCCAGTTGAAGAAAGTGTGCCGCTCAATACCTGCCCGGGCCACCACTTCATCTACGAAATGTTTATGACCTCCCCGGGATAATTTAGACAGAAAGTCGTTGAGACAAACTGCCTCTCTGTTCTTAACAGAGTTATTTCTGATTACAGTACTTCGCATAGTCGTTGGCTTCTTTGAAGGCTTGGTCCATTATGCCGAAAATTATATCTTGCGACGAGACAACGGTCATTATGGTGCAGTTGCATCCACCTTTGATACTCCCGTAGATGGTAGCACCCGCCGGAGTCCCGTCGAAGCAGAGTATTATTGTCACTTTTCGCGATGGTACCGCGGAGGCTAAGCGCTCCATGATACCCAGCAGTTCTTCTTTTAAGGTCATATCAGATAATTGTTTTGATTGTATTAAACCATATTTGGTTATTACTTCTTGTCTTTCTTGATGCGTTGGAGATAACGAAGGTCGGCAGTGCGGTACTCGTTGATGCCTGGCCGCTCGCAAGGCTCAATAAGGCCGAGTTTTCTCCATCGCTCCACGTTGGCACGACCGAACATTTTGAAAGCCGTTCTTTGGCTGACAAATTCGGGGTCGTTCACGTCTGATTTAAGGGCGTGTACGACATAGGCGCCGACATCACGGACGAAGGTGCCGTAAGGCACGAGGCCGTCAACAAACTGTATGAAGGTATCGCTCATGGCTTTACTTCTCGCGCATTACCCACAGTGTTCTGTCGTTACGGCACATTCTTGTTACATACTTGCGGTCAAGTATGGCGCCCAGTTCCGAGGCTTGCGCCCTTACGGAGCGCAGCTTCTCAATCGGGAAAACCTTCTCGTCGCCTACTTTCATTTCAACCAGCGCGGGGCGGATTTTTACAGATACGTCGTTCATATCAAACAATATTTAGTTCCAGACTTAAATTTAGCCCCGGAAAGTTTGTCAGATTAAAGATTAATGATTAACTTTGCATACTGACTTCCAAAGGCTTGTGCTTTTAGATTTCAACGCAAAGTAACTAAATATAGTTTATATGTGTGCTATCTTACACAAGGAATTAAGAAGTTATAACGGTTTAATGTTTAATGATTTACTAATGATTAAACAATGATAGAGTTAAAAGAAATTAACCTCGGCAAGGAAATTCAAGCCGTGTTTGAAAAAACCGGCATGACCAAAACCGAGTTAGGGCGCAAGTTAGGCATACCTCAGCAGCATGTCAATCGGCTCTTTGACAGGGATTCGATGGAGACAAAGCGGCTGATAAAGGTAAGCCGTGTGCTCGACTGCAATTTCTTCGCTCTGTTCTGCGAGTTTCCCCAGAAGATTGAAGCTTACCTGTCTGCAATCAATATGGGTAACGGAGACCTCTCATATACTATGGGGGACTCCGCACTTACCACAGAGATAGAAAAACTCAAGGCTGAACTGGAGAGCGCAAGAACGCAGATCGAACTCTTGCAAGATAATATAGCCACGTTGAAAGACAACTTGGCGACCAAAGACCAACTAATAGAAATGATGAAACCCAAATGATTATAAATCAACTTCATAGCTCTAAATAAACTGTTTACAGACTGTTTACAGAAAGTACGCTAAAATATTGGCGGCCAAATATAAGTCCTCGCGGCGCAGGCCGCCATCGAGGATTAAGAGATAACCCCTTATTATAAGTTACTTAGGCGGTAAGCCCTCTAACACAGAGGCTTATCGCCTAAGATATTTTAAGACGGTATGTGCATTTGAACACGATAGTTTGTACTAATGAACGGAAATGTTGTCTAAAATCCGTACTAATTTCAGAGGGTTGTTGTCTATGTGTTGTCTATTCGTAAACCAAAGATAAACAAACAATAACATATAAATTTCTATGGCTACATTCAAAGCAGTTGTCAGATGGCCTCGTGCGGACGGGTTTTACTCGGTCTATATCCGTGTCACGCACCGCCGTCAGACGCTATTTATCAAGACCGACAAGATGCTCACCAAACGTGAGCTGACCCGCAAGGGCGAGATTGCAGACGCATTCGTGTTGCAGTTCTGCACCCAGAAAATTCTGGAATACCAAGAGCGACTGAACCGGCATGACATATCGCAGTGGACCGGCGCACAGGTCGTGGAGTTTCTGACAACGCCCGATGAGGTAATCTCCTTCTCGGACTATGCCAGAAAGCATATCGACAAACTCATTGACAACGGCCAGGAGCGCAGCGCGAAGAATTATCAACTCGCCCTGCAACACATGGAGCGATACATGGGGACAAACCAAATCAAGTTTGCGCAGCTCACATCCGTTAACGTCAACAAGTGGGTGGCTACGTTGAGCGGCACGGCGCGGGCAAAGGAGATGTACCCTGTGTGCATCCGTCAGATATTCCGTGCTGCCATTGACGAGCTGAACGACTACGACAACGGCATCATCCGCATAAAGACCAATCCGTGGGGAAAGGTCAAGATACCTGCCGCCGACAGGCCCAACAAGAAGGCAATCACCGCCGAGGCTTGCCGTGCGTTCTTTGCGGCCCCTCTGCCCGAAAGCAAGATGGCAGACCCCCTGCCGGAGTTAGGCCGTGATGTTGCGATGATGTCACTCTGTCTGGCCGGCATGAACACAGTTGACATTTTCAACCTGCGCAAGGAGGACTACTACGGAGGCATCATCCACTACAAGCGAGCCAAGACCACCAAGAGCCGCCGCGATGACGCTTACATCGAAATGAGGGTGCCGGAGGTGATAAAGCCATTGTTCGACAAGTACAGGGCCGGCGACCACACCGACCGCCTGTTTCGTTTCTGCGACCGCTTCTCGACCTCGGACAGTTTCTGTGCCAACGTCAACACAGGAATCAAGAAAATCTGTGAGGTCATGGGCATGACCGACCCGAAGAAACGCTACTGCGTCTATACGTTCCGCCACACTTGGGCGACCACGGCACAGAACGACTGCGGGGCCACTCTTGCGGAGGTTGGATTTGCCATGAACCACTCGCACGGCTACACAATCACCCGTGGCTATGTGCGTCCCGACTTCGCACCGGCATGGGAGTTGAACGAGAAGGTAATTGATTTCATCTTCTTCAGTGATGCTACCTCTCGGCGCGTGGCACAGGAGCAGCCGAAGGAGGAGGGTGTGTTTCGCCTGTCCCCGAAGATGCTCATCCGTGCGGCGGCATTCTTTCAAGGCAAGTGTCTGGCCAACTTTGAGGACATCGGCTATGGCAACATCGAGGAGGTGACACAGGCGTTGGTTGCGAAATTCCCCGCCGACATTCCCGACCGCTCGATGGTGCAGTTCAAGATTGTCAACTGCGACAACGGCAAGGTCTATGTTTACGAACACCAGAAGGGCAAGGGCTTCAAGTGACCTTTTGCCCGGCTCCGCGAAAATGGTTCAAGGGTCATGCTTCGGCGTGGCTCTTTTTCTTTTTCGCGCAACTTTTTCTTTTTCTCAACCCTGCCCCTCTACCAGATTGGCGAAGCCTTAAAAAAGAAAATTTCCTCGCGCGTGTGTATGTACGCGCGTATCGTCGAATTATATACCTTTCTTTTTATTTTTCTTTTATTTCTTTTTTATCAAAAGAAAGGTTTCGGAAACAATGCTCTTAAATTCCGAACTTTGGGAAAGAAATGGCAATAACTTCCGAAAGAATGTGCTTAACTTCCGAAAGAATTGCAATAACTTCGGAAGATATAAGGATAAATGGGTAAGGAATTTTGCCCGAAAAACCGCCGAAAATGCCCCAAAATCAGCCTGTTTTTTGACCCTTAAAATCATCGTGTTTTCACTTGTTGGACATTAAATAATCATTGCGGGAATTTATGCCCTTTATTTCGGAAGAAATGGCAATAACTTCCGAAAGAATGTGCTTAACTTCCGAAGAAATAATAATTATTGGGGAAGAAATGCCGCAAAGTTCGGAAAGAATAGCCTTTGTTGGGGAAGAAATAGGGATTATTGTGGAAACAATTCCGGGAATGAATAATGCCGAGCTGCGAGGCCCGGCATGGTTCTAAAAGTAGAGAAAAATAGAAGGCAGCGGTTAGTTGTCGTTGTCAGCGGCGAGGTCTTTTAGACGCTGCTCTATTGTGGTGGTGATGTCGCCGTTCAACGAGACCTCAGCCGATACGGATTGCATCTGCGGCGTATGGTAGCGCAGCAGCTTCTCCTGTATGGTGGCGCGGTCCTTCGGCTCCATCATCATCATATCTATGTCAAAGTCGGATATGACGAGCGGATTGCCGTCCAAGTCTGCCAATACGACTGTGTTATACACTATTCCTTCCTTATCTCTGAACTCAATCGTGCGTGGCGAGCCGTCCATGTTTGTCTGTGGCTTAGGCTCAAAATACGCAGTCGAGTGAGCGCGTAGTTGCTCTTTGAGCGGGTTGGGTTTGTTGGGTGTGCCTTTCTGACGGCCACCTGTTTTTCGTCCTTGTGCCATGTGACTAATAAGTTAAAGATGTGATGCAAAGGTATGAGTTTACCTTTGCTCCGTAATTATAACTTTTTAATTTCTACATCACAATGGCAGCACAAGGAGGCATCATATCAGCCGCGATGGAGCTTATCAAAGAGAAAGAACGTCAAGGCGATAAGGCTATGGACAGGTTGCATGACGGTTTCAAGACCCAGATGCAGCTCACGGCCAATCAAGGTAGTTGGACGGGTGATAACAAGCCCTCCCAAGTAGTCAAGGAAAAAGAGACCGTGAAAGAAAAGGTCAAAGAGCCGGAGGAGGATAAGGAAAAGGAGGAGTCAACGCCCTCGCCCTCGGCACCTGCCCCTGCGCCTACTGATGATAAGAAAGACGAGAAGAACATTGCCGACATGGGCATTATCGGACTCGCACAGGGAGCAAAATAAGTTTAACCTCATACATCATACAATAACATGGGCATTATAGGCAGCGCAATTGGTGGAGCATTGGGCATCGGAGCAAGCATCTTCGGTGGTATCAGTGCATCCAAGGCGATGAAGAAGGTCAAGAAAAATCTTGAGGGCCAGATGAAGGATAACCAAGATTGGTATGACCGCAGATATAATGAGGACGCGACACAACGTGCCGATGCACAGCGCATCCTCACGATTACCAATGACAATATCCGACAGCGTAACCAAGCGGCGGCAGGGGCACAGGCCGTCATGGGAGGCACCGAGGAGAGTGTGGCAGCGGCAAAAGCGGCCAACAATCAAGCCCTCGCGGATGCAACCTCACAGATTGCCGTCAACGGTGAACGCCGCAAGGACCAGATAGAGTCGCAGTATCTCAACACCAAATCGGAACTCAACGACAAGCTCAACAATCTGGAACAGGCAAAGGCCGGTGCAATCTCACAGGCCGTGCAGGGTGTAGCCCAAGCCGGTTCTAACATGGCGAGTGTATTCTAAATCCATTTCACGATGATAGACCCCAATAAACCAATCATAGATGCCCGTGCAACGGTGGTAGGCGACCAACCGCCCGCCGCCGCTCCTGCGGACAGTGGAGGCTCGACTCCTCCACCGAAACAACCGGCACCTGCGCCCATCACGCCCGCAGGTTCCTCCTCATCATCCACTACGGTCAAGACAACATCCACCGTTCCTATTGCTACGACCATCCCGGAGCAGTACACCGCGAGCAGCTATGCAGAACTCATTCCCCAACTCGAAAAGCGCATGGCCGAGTATAAGCCGCTTTCCGAGGAGGAACTGAAGAAGCTGCGCCGCCGTCAGAAGGTCGAGGGCATTATCAGCGGCATATCGGATGCAGCACAGGCCGTGTCTAACCTTATCTTCACCACTCAGTATGCACCGAATATGTATAACGCCAAAGATGGCATGTCGGCCAAGGCCAAAGAGAGGTTCGATAAGGAGAAGGCACAGCGCGAGGCCGATGCCGACAAGTATCTGCAATATGCGCTCACCATAGGCAAGATGAAGGATGCCGATAAGGAACGTGGCTTACAGGCATGGAAAACAGAGCAGACGCTCGCACGTCAAGACCGTGCCTATGATGCGGGCCGTCAAGACCGCGCAGACGATGTGGCATTCCGTAATAAGGATTATGACGAGCGTGTGCGTCAGTGGCAAGCCAACTTCGACCGACAGGACGAGTGGCACAAGGAGGAAGGCGAGCGTTGGGAGCGTCAGTTCAAGGAGAGCCAACGCCAATTCAACGTAACCACCTCTCTGGAGCGTCAGCGCATCAGCATAGCCGCTCAACAGGCCGCTCACGCCATGAAGCAGGGCCAAATGACTTTCAACCTCGGCTCCGGCAACGGCAATGTCACTCTGTCTATCGACAAGCTCAATGCCCAGACCGTATCTCGCATTTACAGCACTCTGCCCGCGAATGTCCGTGCGCAGGTGCAGGGCGACCCGATTGTGCAGAATGGCTTCGTTGTGGGATACAAGCCGCCTACGACCGAGGCAATGCTTATCGCCATCGGTGCTAATGTGGAAAGCTCACCGGCCACACAGAACGCTATCAAGCAGGTTGCAGGGCTTGAGACAGGCAAGAAACCCGCAGGTTATTAACCAGATTACATCATATAAATATGGCTAATCCCAACGATAATTTATACAGACTGTATCAGAACGGCTTGAAGCATTTCTCTCTGCCCGACTTCGATACATTCAAACAGGACATGATGGACGAGCAGAAGCGTAGGCGGTTCTACACCAATATGCAGGAGGCCTACTCTCTGCCCGACTTCGATACGTTCTCAAAGGACATCGGCACGGTTGCCCCGCCTTCTGCCGCTGCCACGGCACAAGCACAGCAGTCGCCGCAGACAGTCACGCCTACTGTTCAGCCGATTAAGGATAACACCGCACAACAGGCGAGCGTCCAGAGTGCCACAACGCCGGCACAGCCCGCTGGTTGGAAGCCTTCTCCCGTGCAACAGCAGTACATGCAGTGGCAGATGGACCAAGCCAACGCCCGACTGAAGAAGATGGGCGAGGATTTTCATCAGCGCATGGAAGGCATTGAAAAGGGTAATCGCCCTGGCTCCTTCATGGGCGAGCGTGAGTTTAATCCTCAGACCGGCCAGATGGAAAAGGTGTTCTACACCACACAGGGTGAACGTGTGCCTACTCAGTTGCAGAAAATCAAGGCTGACAGCGACTATCATCAGTGGTGGGAGAATAACACCGAGGCAGGAAGGCGGTCGAAGGAACAGCGTTTACAGCGTGAGTTTGATGACAGGCTGTTCCACCTGTGGGAGCGACATAACCCCAAAGAGGGTGAGAACGCCGCAGAACAGGCGTGGTCAGCCGCCGAGAAGCGGCAGGGCATTGACCGCAACCGCATTGCGGAGGATATTTACCATGACCGAGGCGATGCCATGTCAAACGCCGCTTTCCTCGGTGGACGTGAGAACCACATCATGAATGCCGCCGAGAACAGCCACCGCAGCATGGTAGCCCACTTTACCAACTTCGACCTCGACCGCCTCATGAACGAGTCGTGGGACAATCTGGGCGAGGACGGACAGAAGGCTCTCATTGACGATTGCTATCAGATGCTGCGCTACCGCAATCCCGGTGCTGATGAACTTGTGCTATACAATCAAGCCAAGCAGTTTGCCCGTCAGCAGTCAGACCTGCGCCTCTACAATCTCGCCGTTGAGAAGAATATGCCGAAAGGCAATCTGGAATATCTCATGCGTAAGATTGGCGACATGAACGTCCTAATGAACGTCAGCAAGGGTCTGGCCGTATCGAGCGCAGACGGCAAGACCGGCGATATGGCCGCTAATGAAGCAGCCAACGAGATATACAGACATGACGGCCACAAGATACTTGACGTAACAGGTATGGTAGCAGGTTTCGCCCTCGACCCTACTACATGGCTGTCCGCAGGTGTCGGCAGTGCTGCGACTCGTGGTACAATGTGGCTCGGTGGTCGTTGGTTGGCAGGTAGAGGTGCATCAGCAGCAGTCACCCAAGCTGCCACACGTCAGTTCGCTACATCCATGACAGGCCGCATTGTCGGAGGTATCGCCGGAGGTGCAGCCAACTTCGGCACATTCGAGGGTGTCAAGGAAGTGGAGAACCAATTCGCCCACGGTGGTCATATCGTAGGACAGGATGAAACAGGCCGATACATTAACGAAGGATATTCAGCCGGAGCGGTAGCAGGTCAGTTCGGCCACGGCCTCCTTATGGGTGGTGCCGTTGGTTGGCTCGGTCCTGTATCTGGTAATGTGTCCGACAAACTTGTGCGGGCCACGTCAAGCACCGTTGGCAAGGTTGCCACTCGCGCAGGTGTCTATACAGGTGCTACTCTCGCCGAGGGCACAATCTTCTCTGTTCCCGAATGGATAGAGGGCGAGCGCGATGCAATGGACGTGTGGAATGACAACATGGCCATGATGGTAGGTTTCAAGGCCAAGCACATGCTCAAGAGTGCCGGCGGTGTACTCGGCGACCTAAAAGCATCTTTCGACAGCCCGACCAACGGACAGAAGAACCGCCTCGACTTTGAGAGCCGTCTGCGTCAGCGCATGGACGCTCCTTCAGATGGAGGTATGGGTCTGACCGAGGACGAAAAGGCCGAACTCAAACGCTATGGTTACGACCTGCGCGACCTCGTTGAAAGTTCAGAGCGCACAGGCGATGCCGCCGAGGGCAGTCTAATAGCGCAGAACGCCCCGGAAATCGTCAGCCGCCTTACAGACATGGTAACCGACCCGCGTATCAGCGAGGCCGCAAGAGCAAAGATGTACTACTTTGCTACGGGCCGTAGGCTCCCCATGTCAACTGTGATGAGAGGTGAGCTTATCGAAGATGGCGATGGCGGTTTCATCGTGGAGTCGCAGGGTGCCAACGGCGTTATCACTTCCCGCTCATTCAAGAGCCGCAAAGCCGCAGACCTTGAATTGGAGCGCATCAAGCGTCAGACCGAACTGAACAGCATCGAAATCGGCGAGCGTTATCAGCAGACCGCCGACTTTGAGAACCGATTACAGGAGGCTTGCCGCACCGTGGCCGCTGAAAACGGTTGGGACATGGTGGAGGTTTACCGCACCTGCGAGGAAGCACGTCGCAACAACCTCCGTGGAGGCGACAAGCAATTTGATGAGGCGCAGCAGAACATTCTCCGCAAGGTCACTGAGGCTATGGGAGACTTTGAGGAAACAGGAGCCACCGATGCCATGCGAGGCCGTATCAACGAGAAATACGGCGTTGACATTGACGGAGCAATCCGCAAGGAGGCCAACCGCCGCACACAGCAAGAGCAGACTGCCATTGACGAATATATTGCTGAACTCATCCCCGACAAAGCAAAGGAGCCTAATCCTGTTGAGGACGCACAGGCTGAGGACATCACCAACCAGAAGTTACTGAGAGATGAACCTGCCGAGCCGCAAGGCCCCGCCGAAGGTGAGCCGATTGACCCACGTTTCGACAACTCCACACCTTCAGAAGAATTCGACCCGCATCAGTTCAACGGCGAACTGTGGCCGACAGGCCGTGCCGTGATGAAGTTCCAAGACCGCCCTGTTGAGGTGCTGAGTGGCCGCGTTGTCATGATGGAGGACGGCACCATGGTTGACAAGGAGCGCAGCGATGCCTCTATTGTCATTCGTGACCTTGCCACAGGTGAGATTGAAATGGTGTCGCCGGATGCCATTCTATCATACGAGGCATACCCCGAAACTCTCAGCGTTGAGGAAGTCGAGGCCATGCAGGGCCAAGGAGCAGAAGCACCACAACCCGAAGTGGAGCCGCAATCCAAATACACCTCCGGCCAAATCAAGATACGCAACTCTGACGGCACCGAAACTCGCGGTGTCCTCACCGGCTATGTTGATGAGAACGGCAACCATGAGTATTATGTAGAGGGCGACCTGCAACATCTTCACTACGCATCCGAACAGGAGCTTAACAACATACTCTCCGAATATCAGCCGGACGAGCCTCAGCAACCGACAGCCGAGCAGCCACAAGCCGCCGACCGCGTTTACCCGGAAGGCGTTACCGACACCGAGGCATACGACAACGGCCTTGAAGATGGAGCCGCATCCACCTCAATGTCTGATGAGGAACTCAACAGCACCATTGCAAGGTTCAATGATGAAAGCGAGGTGTCAATGCTCACCGACTATGGCCGTGGTTGGGTAGAAGGACTCAAGCAGGAGCAGCAGCGCAGAATACAGGCCGCACAGCCCGAACAGGTTGCTCCCATTGAGCCTACACCGGCCCCAACTACTACACCTGCCACTACACCTACAACTACAACTACACCTACATCCACACCCGCCGAGGCACCGCAGGGCGAGGTCACGATGCCCACAGGCGTTAATCCTGTTGGCACTATCGCCGTGCCTCAACGAGACGGTAGCACACGCACATTCACCGTTGGCAAGGATGCCGAGGGGCAGAATGTAGTTATTGACGACCGAGGCTTTATGTGGGCGCATGACGGCAACGGCAATGCCATGCAGCCATATTCGCCCGGAGCCAACGTCCCTACATGGACAGATGTGCAGCTCTCCAAATTGGGCGCAATTCAGCCCGCCAACGAGCAGCCGGCCACCGTTCCCAATCAGCCCGAAACCGTTCTCAATTCTGGAGAAACGCCCCAAAATCCTACGGAAAACGCCGTTTCAACCGCTGAAACCGTTCCCAATCCCGCCGCTCCCGTTGAGAACGTACAGGAAACATCGGCTCCGACAGCAGAACCGACACCACTGCAACGTATTCCCCGCGATGCAAAGGGTGAACCAATCTTTGAACAGGCCGAGAACTCGGAGCATGGTTGGGATGCACTTGTGGAATTTGCCGAGGGTGATGCGGCCACCGCCAAAGAGATTGCCGACACAATGGCAGAGGAGAAGCGCAAGGCGTATGAGAAAGCCCAGAAGCAGAAGCCGAAGGGCAAGACCCCGACTGAAATACTTGCATCGAAGAAGGCAATCTCCGCAGGACTCGCACAGGCCGAGCAGGAATACAACCTGTGGCAGCAGATGGCGGGTGTCGAGCAACGCCGACAGGATGCCATACGCGCACAGCAGGAGGCAGAGGCCCGACAGAGAGCCGCAGAGCGAGCCGAGGCCGAGAAAGCCGAGCGCGAAGCCCGCGAGGAGGCCGCACGTCTGGAGCGTGAGGCATTGGAAGGTATTCCAGAGTGGCACCTTGACACTCCCGAAAATGCCCGCAAGCGCGGTGCGCGCCGTTTCAGTGGTCAGATGTTTACCCGACAGGAACCTGTGCAGGGTGGTGTTGTCGGCAACGAGGTTGAGGTTAAGTTCTCGCAGAAAGACCTCCCCAAAGGTCATGTTGCAGTCATCGAAGCCTCACAGTTGCAGCCCTCGCACATACAGGGACAGCGCAACCCCATGTTCTTTATTGAGGAGGCGCAGCCCAAGAACCGAGCCGAGGCCGTATCAATGTTTGCCGCCAAAGAAATGGCAGAGGGCATCCGTCCGCAGGAAATCACCGGCAGTGCCACAGCCTACACCGGCGCACCGACCATCAATTCTCGCGGTGAGGTAATACAGGGCAACAACCGCTCTGACGCACTCCGTTACCTTTGGGAGAACAAACTGCCCGAGCAGCAGCAGACCTACAAGCAATACCTCATCGACAATGCTGAACAGTTCGGCCTCGACCCCGAAGCGGTCAACGCCATGCAGCAGCCTGTCCTCGTCAATATGCTTGACGTGGACGATGCCGAGGCTATCCGTCTGGGTCAAATGACCGCACAGGACACCGAGAGCGGCGGCGTTGAGCGTATCAAGCCGAAGAATGTAGCGCAGAAACTCGGAGAGGATATGCGCAGCTTTGCCGCTCAATTACTCCGTAGCGGTGACGAGGAGGCCTCATTCGGTCAGCTCGTGGACCGCAACGGCACCGATGTACTGAAATGGATGGCACAGAAAGGAGCTATCACCAACACGCAGTATCAGTCAGCATTCGACAGCAAGGGTAATCTCACCGCCGAGGCCAAGAACGATTTGCAGAAAGTCCTTTATCAAGCCGTATTCAAAGGAGGCTCACAGCAGTTGGAGGAAATGTTTGATGCACTTCCGGCCAAGGCTCAACGTGCAATCCTCTCTACGGCCTTCCGCGACATGGACTCACCCTTTGCCGGGAAGATGCTCCCCGAAATCCAAGCGTCTATTGCCGCTTTCAATCAGCTCATGAACGACCCGACCTTTGCTGCCGCCAAGAAAATGGAGGAGGTTCTGAGGGTTGTAGAGGGTTTCAAACGCTCAATCCAACTCGATGATAGGTTTGAGCAGTATATGCCTGCCGATAATTTTAGTAACTTTGCATTGCATCTGGCCGCGATGTATAAAGCCAACGATATGTCGCAATCGACACTCACAAGCTACTTCAACCAGATGTATGACCTCGCGCAGGGCAAAAAGGCCGCTACCCTCTTTGAGGAGGCCGACACAACAGAATATCCGCTTGCGGACGTTATTAAACAGGTATTAAACATAGATTATAAACCGGCGAAGAATGGAAACAACAATGTCGCAAATGGAGGTGCTGATGTGGCTCTCCGTAATCAAGACGGCCAAGGAGGGGAACTCCGAGGCAATGAACCACCTGCAAGCGGAGAACAAAATCCGACAGGAACAGAACCGTCCGACCGTGGAGCAGGAGCTTCAGATGATAGCCGAGGAGTCGGAGAAAGAAGAAATCTACAATCTTCTGAAAAACGGCCAGAAAGTGAAGCCACAGAAATAGATGAGAATGGATTGCCGTTTGTCGTTTCTGAAAACGGCACGACCTCATTCGGAGTAATCCGAGAAGAAAGCGGCCTCCCAAGCGCACCTATTAAACTGAGTGAGGGCTATCAAGATGAGAATGGCAAAGGTTATGGTCTGCGTCATATAGAAGCCGGGCATGGAGATGAAATCCGTAATGCAGGTTTTTCTACCGTAGAGGAATTTGTGTCCTACGTTGCTAAAAACTACGATGAGGATAATATCAGAGTCGGCAAGCAACGCCGCAACGGGAACACCACCTACCTTATCCAAGTAACAGACTCGCATGACAATACTCTTTTTATTGAATTGTCACGCGATGGCTCATATTGGAACGTGAATAGCGGCGGTGTTTTCCGAAAGGGATACTCTAATAAAAAGGAAACGGTCGCCAAGACCGAACCTCAGCAACCGAACAATGCCGTTTCAAGTGACTCTTCGCTTTCAACAGATGAGCAAAGCGGCACATCATCTATTGAACCCAACGGTGAGTCAACCGTTTCTGACCGCAAAGTTAATAACTCTGCACCAGAAAAACAAGGAAGCGGCCAAGAAAGTTCGCTGCAACCATCTGATAACAAGGGCGAGCAGACTATTCAGACCGCAGTCGAGGCTGCATCAGCACAGGTGAACACCACTCCGACCCCTGCACAGGCCGAGGCCGGCAACTACAAGAAAGGTCATGTCACCATCGGTGAGTTTGACATCACCATAGAGAACCCTGCGGGCAGTGTGCGCAAAGGCGTTGACGCTGACGGCAAGGAATGGAGTAACACCATGGCCAACACCTACGGTTATATCAAGGAAACCGAGGGTGTGGACGGCGACCATATTGACGTGTTCCTGCACTCCGACATGGACCAATGGAATGGCCGCAAGGTCTTTGTCGTTGACCAGACCAACAGGGACGGCTCCTTTGATGAACATAAGGTGATGCTTGGCTTCAACGACAAGGACGAGGCCATGACCGCCTACCTCGCCAACTATGATAAGACGTGGGCCGATACACACCCCGGCCTCCGCATTTCCGAAACCAACATTGAGGATTTCAACAAGTGGGTGCAGTCGAGCCACCGCAAGACCAAACCCTTTGCTGACTATACCACCGTCAGCAAGGTTGTTGACGAGGTTCCTGTCAAGACAGAGCCGGAGCTGCCCACACAGCCAGAGGCCAACATTGGCGAGGGCTACAAGATAGAGCCTAAGCCCTACACCAACAAGCAGGGCAAGACCCTTGACACCTATCTGGTAACATTCGACCGCGATTTCTCCAAAGAGGAATTGTCGGCCCTTCGCGCGAAAGCCAAGGCTCTCAAAGGTTGGTACGACCGCGAGAGCAAGGGTTGGATGCTGCGCAGCAGTGAGGATGCCAAAGCCTTTGCTGAGGAAGTAACAGCCAAGAGCGAGGACGAGGTAGCAGACGAGGCTCCCCTGTCAATGGCCGACATGGAGAAACCTGCGGCCAAACCCAAGAAAGCCGAAGCACCGGCCAAGCCGACCGAAAGCCCGATGAAGGAGGTTGACGTTGAGGGTGTGTTCGATGCACTCAAGACCAAAGGCGAAACCAAACTTAGCGACCATGCCACACCCGTAGAGGAAACTCCCAAGCCGAAGAAACGCAGGTGGATTAGTGATGAGGATGCCGATGAGTTTGACAGCCTCCGTAAAGGCCTGCGCAATCATTTCGGCAAGGACGGTGACATCGTGCAGGAGGCCGGAGCCGAGTATGGCAAGCCCAAGCCCAAACAGATGGATGCCGAGGTGCTGCGCATGGGTACCCGCATGACCTATCTTATGATGAAAGGCGGTCTGCGCTCCTTCTCCGACTACTGCGAGGCCATGAAGGACGAACTGCCCGACATCTTCGATGAAATGCGTCCCCACCTCAAATCTCTCTACGCCGCCGCACAGAACATGGAGGAGGTGATGGAACTCGGATGGGATGAGGAAATGGACGACCGAAAGACCGTCAAGGCTTTTGACGTTTACAACTTCGACAAGCCCGGAGCCAAGGACATCATCGCCACCGCTCAACACGCCGTTGATGAGAACGCCTCACAACAGCAGACCGACCAGATAATTCAATCACTCAAAGACCAACGCAATGAGCAAAGAAAAAAAGAGGCTGACGAAACATCAGCAGATACAGAAACTATTATCGACAAAGCAGAGACTACTGCAAGTCAAGTCGAAAGTAAACTCGAAGCTGCAAACTCTGAGGAAGATGCCGAAGGACTCTCTCGTAGCCTCGACAAAGAATTAGAGGAGGTCAACAAACAACTCGCCCTCCTCGGCTACTATGAGGCCGACCCCGTTGATAAGGATTTCAACGAGGCCTACGGTTATATGCGTAATGCAGAGCGCAAGGCCGTACAGGACGCGCACCGCCTCGCCACACAGTTAGCCGCCGACCTCGGTATCACCATAGACCCGAAAGACAAGGTTCGCAAGGCCAAATACGGATTTGGCAGCAAGATTGCCCGTAGCAATGTCGCACCCGCCGGAGGTGAGGTTTACATCACCCTGCCACTCGCAGAGGGCCGCGAGCTGTCAATCTGGTTGAGCCTCGACAAGAATGAGCCGTGGCGCGAAGGTGGACGCGAGGACAGATACGATGAGGACTTGATGCTCACAGGTATCATGTACCGCATCGAGAACACCGGCAAAGGCGGCATGGACCGCTACGAGTCGAGCAACCACAACACACGGCCCACCATTCCCTATGATGAACTGCTTGCCGACATTCGCCGGTTGGTACGCACATACCTGCCCGATGAACAGGTGAAGCCCGCCACTCCTCTGACACCGCAGTCCGGTGAGGATATGGTGGACGTGGCAAAACGTGTCGCAGCCGACAAGGAGCCAAAGGCACCTGCCGTGGAGCCTCAGCTTCCTATTGGTGACCTGTTCGGGGGTCTATTCGATGAACAGCCGCAGGCACCAGAGCCGACCGCACCTGCAAAGGGCAAGGAGATTGACCCTGCCACAAAACGTGTCGTTGACATCTTGAAAGGCGGCGGTCTGAAACCCTCAAAGGCCAAGAACGACAACCTGTGCAAACTCCTTCCTCAGCATGAGGACATGAAACAGAAACATCCCGATGCCATGTTACTGTTCCGCTCCGGGAATAATTACTATGTTCTGTCAACCGATGCCGAGGAGGTTGCCAATCTTCTCAACCTGCCGCTCTCCAAGTTTACGAATGACGGAACGGAAATCCCCTTCACCGAATTTCCGCACCATGCTCTCGACAAGTATCTTCCCCAGATGGTACGCGCAGGTAAGCGTGTGGCCGTGTGCGAGCAGATTGACGAGCCGGAGGTAAAAATCGAGCGCAAGCCCAAATCAGAAGTATCAACATCTAAACCCAAATCAAATGAGAAAACTGACGTACAACCTCGCACCGAAGGAACCGGGCGAGGGGGACAGCAACCGCGACCTAATGAACCGTTGGGAGAGGGCGCAAAAAATGAAGCTGAGCGAACTGACGGAGGAAGAATGGCTCAACGTGGTGGAGAGCATTCTGTGTCTGACACCGGCAGAGGCGCAGGAGTATCTGGACAGCATCAGAGCGAGCGAGGCGTAACCGCACCCAAGAACACCCGCAACAACCATGCCGAGCGCGGTACGGACTACGCTCCCAAAGGAGAGAAAGCCCGTATTGATGCCAACATCGCCGCTTTGGAACTCGCAAAGAAGCTCCTTGCCTCTGGTGCAACTGCCACTCCGCAGGAGATGGCCATACTCCGCAGGTACAGCGGTTGGGGTGGCCTCGGTGCCGCTTTCAACGAGGGCAGCGCATGGGCACCCAATCCTGTGAACAAACGCCTCCGCGAAGCACTGACTCCAGAAGAATACCAAGCCGCCGTGATGAGCCGCAACAGCGCATACTACACACCTGCGGCAGTCATTGATGCCATGTGGGACGTTGCAAAGGCCCTCGGCTTCAAGGGCGGCAACATCGTTGAGGGTTCAGCCGGTATCGGCAACATCATAGGCTTGATGCCTACCGACATCAGCGAGCGCAGCAACATTCACGCCGTGGAAATTGACCCGACCACCGGCGGCATCCTGTCATTGCTCTACCCGGACGCAAAAGTGGATGTGCAGGGCTTTGAACAGACCCGCATCGCCAACGGCAGTGTGGACCTCGCAATTACCAACGTGCCTTTCGTCACAGACCTTCATGTCATGGACGAGAGCGGCGACAGCGACCTCTCTAAGAAGTTCCGCGACATTCACGATTTCTGCATAGCCAAGAACGTGCGTAAACTCCGTGAAGGAGGTATCGGTATCTTCATCACTTCAAGCGGCACCCTCGACAAATCCCAGAAGCTCCGCAATTGGCTTGTGGGCGACAAGGAGGGCAACGCCGATGTTGTGGGAGTATTCCGCATGAACAATCAGACCTTCGGAGGCACCGCCGCCACGTCTGACATCATCGTTGTGCGTAAACGTGTGAATGGCCGCAAGAGTGCCAATGCCATAGACGTAAGCACCGTGACACCTGCGAGAACCGCGACATTCACGGATGCACGAGGCAAGACAAAAGACCTGCCTCTCTACGTCAACCGCTATTTTATCGAACATCCCGAGCACATGGGAGGCGAAATGTTCTTTGGCTTTGAGCAGGGCGACACCTACCGTCCTACCTCTATCGGCCTGTTCCCAACCCGCACCGCCGACCAAGCAGCCCGCATGGCCGCATGGGTTCAGCATCTTGCCGATATGGATTGGAGCAAGGAACAGGGCAAAGCCGTGGCCGAGCAGACTTCGCACATCAACGAGGCTTTGGGCGAGGGTGTAAAGGAAGGGAGCATGGTGACAGACTCCGAGGGCAACCTGTGTGTCGCCCGAATGGGCCGTGCCGTTCCTCTGACCCTCAACAAGAACAAAATCAAGGGACGCACCAAAGAGGAGTGTTTCAAGGACTACACCGAAATCAAGTCTGCATTGGCTGATGTACTGAAGTACCAGACCGAGCATGACGATGATGCCGGGTTACAGCCATTGCTCGACCACCTCAACCGTGCCTATGACACCTTCGTGCAGCGTTACGGTAACCTCAACAAGAATAATAACCTCGCATGGCTGCGCAATGATGTTGACTTCTCAAGCATTGTAGCTCTGGAGACCTACTCAGAGAAAGGCAACAAGGACGGCACAAAGGTAAAGACCTACGGCAAGACCGACATCTTCAGCCGCCGTGTCGTAGAGAAAGAGAGTGAGCCGTCCCCGAAGAACGTCAAGGACGGTATCATTGCAAGCATCTACAAATATGGCCGCATCGACACCGAGTATCTTGCCACTCAGTTAAGCAAGTCGCAGGATGATGTTAAGCAGGAGATTGTAGAGAGCGGACTTGGCTTTGTTGACCCGACCACAGGCCAGATTGAGGTATCGTATGAATATCTCAGCGGCAATGTGCGAGAGAAACTGCGACAGGCGAGAGAGGCCAACGAAGCCGCCGGAGGTGCCTATGATGCCAATGTCAAGGCTCTGGAGGCCGTTGTGCCTATGAATATCCCTGCGCACCTCATCGAGTTTGCGCTTGGCTCCTCATGGATTGAACTGCAGCTCTATGAGAGGTATGTCAAGGAGCGCACCGAGTTGGATGTTAAACTGACCAATGCCGGCGGCACATGGCACATGAGCGAGCCGTGGAACACCGACAAGCCCAAGAACACCGAAATGGGTGTGCGCAGTGAGGCGTTTGGCATACTCATCCCCGGCCATAAACTCATCGAGGCCGCACTTACCAACAAGACAATCACCGTCAGCAGGACGGTAAAGGACAGTGACGGAGGCTCACATACTGAAACCGACCCCGCCGCCACCACCGCCTGTGCCACGAAAGTTGACGAGATACGCCAAGACTTCAAGGATTGGGCGCGTGAGCAGATGCAGAACGACCCGGCCCTGTCAATGCGTATGGAGGAGAAGTATAACGAGAAGTTCAACAACTCCGTTCCTAAGACCATCCCCGATGAATTTGTGCCAGAACATTTCGGAGGAGCCGCCACAACCGTAGGAGGCAGACCTTTCAAACTGCGTCCGCACCAAGCAAAGGCCGTTATCCGTGCCACCACACAGCCTGTTCTGTTGGCTCATGAGGTGGGCACCGGCAAAACCTATACCCTCATCACCACGGCAATGGAAATGCGCCGCCTCGGCACCGCACGAAAGCCTATGATTGTAGTCCAGAACGCAACGGTAGGCCAATTCGTGGCGAGCGCGAAGGCACTCTATCCTAACGCTAAAGTGCTTACCCTTGAAGATGCAGACCGCAACGCAGAGGGCCGCAGGGCTTTCTACGCCAAAATCAAGTTCAATGATTGGGACATGATTGTGGTTCCGCAGTCCGTATTTGAGCGCATCCCCGACAGCATAGAGCGTCAGACACAGTTCATCCAAGACAAAATCGAGGAAAAGATGCTTGTGCTTGAGCAGATGAAGGAGGCCGACCCGGACGGCAGAAGCATGATTGTTCGTGCTGCCGAGCGCGAGATTTCACGCCTTGAGGACGAAATGAGCCAACTCGCAAGCGGAGAGCCGCAGCCGACATCGGGCAAGAAAAAGAAGGACGCTAAGAAAGAAGCCATCACCAGACAGAACGCAGAGGTCAAGGCAAGAGAATTGCTCGACCGTGCAACCGATGATGTTGAGGACTTCGACAGCATGGGTATTGATGCAATCCTTGTCGATGAGGCCCACGAATACAAGCACCTCGGTTTCGCCACCGCCATGCAGCGCGGTGTGAAAGGTGTTGACCCTTCGCCGAGCAAAAAGTCGCAGGGTGTATTCCTCAAAACACAGGCCGTTCTGGAAAAGACCGGCGGCAAGAATGTTGTCTTTGCGACAGGTACACCTATCAGCAACACCGCCGCAGAGATATGGACGTTCATGCGCTACCTCATCCCGGCTGACGTGATGAAGGAGTATGACATCTTCTACTTTGATGATTTTGTCCGCAACTTCGGCAACATACAACAGATGTTGGAATTCAAGACCAACGGCAAGTATGACGAGGTGAACCGCTTTGCCGGTTATTTCAACCTCCCCGAACTCGTGCGTATCTGGTCCACCGTGGCCGACACCGTGCTGACGCGCGAGGCCGGAGGCGTAAGCGACAAGATACCGCAGATGGAAGGAGGCAAAGCACAAGACATCTTCCTGCCCCAGACACGCGCCCTGCGCTCCATCATGAAGTTTGTCAAGGATGAACTCAAGAGATACGAGGACATGACCGGCAAGGAGAAGAAGGAGAATAGCCACATACCCCTCGTGATGTACGGCATTGCCAAAGCCGCCGCCGTAGATGCCCGCCTCGTTCAGTCCGATGCCGAGGACGACCCCAAAAGCAAGACCAACGAGGCCGTGCGTCAGACGCTCCGCTCCCTTGAAGAAACCAAAGACTATAAGGGAACAGTGGCTATCTTCGCCGACAACTACCAGAATAAAGCCTCCGGCTTCAATCTCTATGAGGACATCCGCAAGAAACTTATTGCCGCCGGTGTGCCGGAGGGACAGGTTGTAGTGATGAAAAAGGGCATGACCGTGAAGAAGAAACTTGAAATCTTCGACAGGGTCAATGCCGGTGAGGTCCGTGTTGTCATGGGCAGCACCTTCACCCTCGGCACAGGCGTGAACATCCAGGAGCGTCTGCACACACTGATACATCTCGATGCCCCCAACCGACCGATGGACTACACACAGCGCAACGGACGCATTCTGCGACAGGGCAACCTGCACAATACATGGGGCCTTCCTGTTCGTGTGCTGCGTTTCGGGGTTGAGGACAGCCTTGATGTTACGGCCTACCAACGTCTGAAAACCAAAGGTGCGATAGCCGACAGCATCATGAACGGCAAGCAGCTCATGGCAAACTCCATGGAAAACCGTTCATTGGAAGAGGACCAAGACCTGTTCGGCGACATCACCGCACAGCTCTCCGGCTCCGAATATGCCATGCTCAAGAACCAAATCGAGAAGGAGGTTCGCAAGCTGAGAGCGGCAGAAAAGAATTGGAAGGCCGACCAGACCTATATCCACAACCGCAAGCGTCAGATTGCAGGACAGAACCGTGAGGCCGAGAAGCGCATCGCCGACAACAAGGGTTATCTGGAAAAGGTTGAGGCCGCAACAATCGGCAACATCACCGTTGGCAAACTCTCATTCCCGACAGTTGAAGCCATGGAGGATTTCTTCACTGAGCAAAACAAGAAGAAAGCAGCCATGCAGGAGGAAGTGCGCACATCCGGCTACTCCTCACGACCCGCCACAAGCGACATAACTATTTCTGTTGGTGGTTTCGATTTCAAAATCCATACCGAAATCACAAAGGAAATGAAGCATCAGCAGGGTGACCTGTTCGCTACGGCCCCCGCCAAAATGACATACTCTTGCCCAGAACTTGGAATTGATGCAATGCCGGTAAGAGGCAACACCATCAAGAATGCCGTTCTGGACATCATGGAGAATGTTGTTAGTGGCAAGGACTTCCGCGAGCGCATTGCACACGCCGAGAACTACCTTGAGCGCAACAACGCCGAATTTGAAGCCATCTCCAAACGTGACGGCCTACCGTTCAAAGATGCCGAGGCACTCGAAAAGGCAGAAGAGAAACTCGCCGAATACGAGGAGAAGATGAAAGCTGAAATGGCCGCGAAGGAGGCCAAGTATGCCGAAATGGATAAAGACGTTGAGGCAGCATCCGGCATCGAGCTTACCGAGGAGGACAGCGAGCCGACAGCGAGCGAACCTGCCGCGGAATATTCAGCGGAAAATGCTAACTTTGTAAGCAATTATGAAACCAAAGATGGAAAGACCGTCAGATACACCTCCGAGAACCCCGAAGCCTACGGAGGACTGTTTGACTTCGACTTCACGGGCGAGGTACCCGGAGCCGAGGACGCAGCCGAGGGAAGGCGAGTTAATAGACGACAGCAGTCTAATCCCCCCTTACAACGGAGAAACGCTGCCCTCCTCGACACCAACGCAAGTGCCAGACTGAACGAGGCCAACGGCGAATACTGCGCACTTGAGCGCAAGTTCCGCGAGAGCAACTACATGGAGTTTACCTCCGCTGAAAAGGTGGAGAGTGCTGATGACGTTGCTTTCATCTTCGAGGAACTTGAAAACTCAAGTGTAGAGAATGTGTTTGTCGTTATGACCAAGCGAGGAATCCCCACCGTGATGCACATAAGCATCGGAGGTTTCAATTGGTCTGCCATGAACGCCGCCCCCGTCAAATTGGCCTACGACCGCATCAAGCCCGATAAAGTCTATTTCGTACACAACCATCCGAGCGGAGCATTGAATTGCTCACCGCAGGATGTGAACTGCCTCAAACAGGTTGAGAGTGCCATCGGCAAAAAGGCCGAGGGTGTAATCATGGACCTTAAGAGCGGCAAGTACGGCACCTTCGACTCATCCGGCACAGGCAGCAGCGCATCACATGACAAAGCACCTGCCCCCGCCGCACAGCGAAGATTGAGGCTCTATGCCTTCGACCGCCATGTGTTCAACCCCGACTATCAGCCGAGCGAGAAGATGGGCAACGCACAGGACGTGGCCAAATTCCTGTCCTCGCATCGTCTGGGTGACCGCAGTAAGGTGAGTGTACTTGTGTGCAACAATCAGAACCAGATTGTTGCCAACGTACACACTACGCATACAAGCATTGACTCCAAAGGACTCGCCGAAGATATTATAAGGGCCATTGGAGAATTCGGAGGTATGCACGCCTTCCTCTACGGCGACTTTGAGCAGAGCGGCATGGTTGCTTACAGGAACCTCACCCAAGCAGTCAAGGAGCGCAGCGGCGGTGTGTATAATCTTCTGGACGTTGTGCGCATCGAGGGCAACCACACATGGAGCGCGCGAGACAACGGTTATGTATATGAGCCGGGGAGCGAGTATGGAGCATCGCCGGAAGGAGACATCAGATTCCGCGAGGTCGAGGACGATGCCGTGCTGAAGGAGTTTGCCGAGGGCAAGACCGTGAAGGCATACCGCACTATGCAGGTTATTGACGGTAAACTCTACTCGCCTATGGCTACGAAGGTAGGCGGCAAGGCCACACCAGAAATCAAACTCGGTGTGCCGGAACAGGCCGAGGAACACCCCGAAATCATCAAGCGCACCAAGGTGGGCAGAGATGGAGTTGAGGTTGGATATGTAGTAATCGACAAGGGTCTTGGCAAAGGTACACTTGAAGTAGCCTACAATCCCTCAATCCATGCATCGCTCACCCCGCTCAATGACCAATTCACCTCTGCCGACATACGCCCCAATCTCGTAATCGTAGAAACTCTTATCCCCAAGAGCGAACTCACGAGCGGTTATCGCGCACCAATGGCCAAGGATGCCGTGGGTGAAATGTCATGGCACAGCGGAACCGTCAGCGGAAAGTTGGCCGAACTCGGCAAGCCCCGCCGCGTAATCTTGTCGCGCTACGATATGCCCGTTAGGATTGTCCCCTTCAAAGAGGTTGCTCAAATGATTGCCGCTCAACTTGAAGGAACAGACATTGATATTCCCTACAATGTAGTAACGCCACAAGTTAGAATGGAATTACAGCATTTGGGGATTGCTATCAGTGACACTCCGAGTGGCAGCGTTGGCGAAAGCAGGGACTTCGGCAATGCCGAATACATCACCGACCAAGAGATTGAGCGCATCAACGCCCATCAGCAGGAAATGGCGCAGACCTCGCCGGAGGCCAAGAGCAGCCATGCAGAAAAGTTGGCCAAGAAGTTCAACACCCCCATACAGGTAGTTGCCGACACTAAGGAGCTGACAAGCGATAATGCCGAGCGACAGGCGCGTATGCGCAGGAGCAAAGGTTTCTACGACACAGCCACAGGCAAGGTTGTAGTTGTACTACCCAACAATACCAATGTCGAGGACGTTGCCGAAACCGTGTTCCATGAGATAGTGGCTCACAAGGGACTACGTGAAATGCTTGGCGATGAAAACTACGATGCCTTCTGCGATGAGGTTTACGACCACCTCAAAGATGAATTGAAGGAGGAAGTGGACCGCGAGACAACGAGGCGTTTTGAGCGCGAGCCGGAGAAAGGCTACGAACATCACCGCCGCGTGTCCGTAGATGAAATGTTTGGACGCATGGCAGAGAAAGGTTTTGAGGACTTTACCAAGGCCGAGAGAGGTATCTGGGCAAAACTCAAAGCCAAAGTGTTGGAAGCCATCAACAAATTCCTCGGTTCTCTGAAACTCCCGAAATGGGTAAGACTCGGCGACAACGAGCTGCGCTATATGTTGTGGCGTAGCCATGAGAAGCTCCGCACCAAAGGAGACTATGTGGACATGGCCCGCGATGCCGTCAAGCGTCATGAGTTAGGGCTAAACGGTAATGATGTGGTACTAACTCGCAGTGAGGAAAACACCAATAAGCAATTCAATGAGCAGCTAAAACGATGGGAATCAGGTAAGATGGATAGCAATGAAGTGATAGACGTAGGAAAGCCTATGGGGATCTTGCGTCATTTCATGCCCTATGAAAGCCTGACATTGCGTCAAAAAGTATTGAGCAAGTCCAGAAAGAAACATGGACTGACTGCTGAGGATATGCTTGGTTTGCCTGGAGCGATGTCGCATCCGATATTCGTGTTCAAAAGCACTCCGGGGACTGTCAGTGTTCTAACTGAGTTAAGATCGGCGGATGGAGAAAACATATTTGTAGCGGTGGAGGTGGGTGTTAACAAGCAATTTGGTCACCGCACACTGGAGGTGAATGACATACTCTCAATACATGGCAGAGAGATAGAGAATGTTGTTCTCCCGATAGTGGAGAATAACTCTTTGGCATGGGTAGATAAAAAGAAAGGGCTTGATTGGCTGTCCTCAGCGAAATCAAATTCGCAGGCAATCGCCTCTCAAACCCTTGAAGATGCTGCAAAGGTAATCAAATCTTTTGAGAATCCAACAATTGTAGAGGAAGAAAGTGAGTATCGTTTCCGAGACAGTGAGACCGGCGACATATGGAAAGACCGGAGCGTAGGCTTGCAGGAGCGCATAACCAATGCCGCAATCCGACTGAGCAATAATCAGAGCGGCGACCTCACCCTGCGCAATGATGCACAGAAAGCTGTTGTGAACAACCTGCAAAGCCTGTTACACTCCATGCGCAACCGCCGTGGCACCGCGCAGAGCTTTGTCGGAGCCGACCGCAAGGTTGAGTCAGGTGTTGTCGGAGCCATGAACGCACAGGCCATGTTTGACCGGGCGACAGTCAAACGAGTATCCGACCTCGCCTGCATGCTGATGCAGAACGGTTATCTCTCCGGCATGACCTCCGGCGAAATGCAGAGGTTGCTGTCGGCAGTCAAAAACGCCACCGCCATGCACGATATAGCCGACAGTGTGCAGAAGATTATGGACATCATGGTCAATAATCAGCTCCGCAATGCCGAGGGCGCACTGCGTCAGCTCCTGTCAATCCGTGGCAGCAAGGTAGATGCACGAGGCGTTGAGGTGCAGGGAGTGCTTGACGTGGACGGACAGCGCACAGTGGAGGTAGTAAAGAAAGCGATGACACTGAGTGAAGATGACATTACCGACCGCATAGCCGAGGCGATGAACCGGATGGGCGACCCCTACCAGACGATTGCCGACCAAGCCGCGATAGACTATGCCGGCCTGAACATGGCACTCGACTATGTACAGAACATAGCGAACAGCAAGGCCGAGGAGAAAACCCTTCGTGACAGTCTCAAGACCGCCAAGGAGGACAGGGACGCGGGACGCATGACCGATGATGCCTACAAGCAGTTTGTCGAGGCCACAGAGGATGCTATCCGCAAGAATAAGGTAGAAAGGGCCGAGGCATACTTCAATCTGGTTGGCCGTCTGTCTGACTCCCTGCGTGAGAGCATCGAGAACGCCAAGGCCTTCCGCGAGGCAGAGAAAGCGAGAGTGAACCGAATTCATCATTTTGCCAACTCCGACATGGAGGGCCGACCGACCAACGAACACCATAAGGACAATTGGAAAGACAAGTTTGTCAACAATGGTTTCGTTCAGATTCTGTTCGCTCCCCTCGGCACCTTTGACCAGATACTCCGCGTATTCGGCAACAAGAGTGCCAACGGAGAGGGCTACCTGTGGGGACATTTTATGCGCGGTTGGGTAGATTGCCGCAACAAGGAGTTACTCGGTGTCAAAGAGAAATTCGCGCGTCTGGACGAGAAAGCCGCTGAATTGTTCGGCAAGGGCAAAACATGGGGCAATCTCATCAGAATGGAAGCGAAGATGCCGAAGGCTACCGTTTCATTCTGGGACGGTGGAGAAATGCGCGACCATGAACTGACACAGGGCAATCTACTCTACATCTACATGGTTGACAAAATGACGGACGGACGTATGAAACTGCGCCGTATGGGTATCACCGAGGACGATATTACCAGAATTGAAAACTTCCTCGACCCTCGTTTCAAGGCTCTCGGCGATTGGCTGCAAGATGAATTCCTTGTTGACACCCGCAACGAGTACAACGAAACCCACAAGCGTATGTTCGGCGCATCCATGGCCGCGATTGAGAACTACTTCCCGTTGAAGATTTTGGCCAATGCCAGAGTTGACAAGGAAGAAGATGTCAATCAGCAGAACCGCCCGGACGGCATCACCACCAAGACCGGCAGCATCATCAAACGCCGTGTGAACAATCTCGCCCTCGATATTACAGGAGCAGACGCACTGAGTGTGATACTCGACCACATTACACAGATGGAGCATTGGAGCGCATACGCCGAATGGAACAGGGACCTCAACACCCTGCGCACATACAAGCGTTTCCGCAACCAAGTTATCAACATGACAACAGTCTATGGTGGAGGCCGTAAGCTGTGGGAGAATTTCAACGACCTGTGCCCTATGGCCGCAGGTGAATACCGTCCTCCTGTATCGAAGCTCAACAAGAGCGCGGTCAACCTCGCAAAAGGTGTAACCGCCGCAAAGGTCAGCTTCCGAATGTACACGGCATTGAAACAATTGCTTTCCGCACCTGCTTACATTCCCGAGGTAAGCACGTCTGCCATAGCAAAAAGCATCGCTAATCCCTATGGTGATTTCAAGTGGTGTCTGGAGAATATGCCGATATTCCGTGAGCGTTGGCACTCGCGCATCAGTGGCGACCCGAGACTTCTCAAATCAGATATGGATTGGAAGATGTGGCGCAGCCGTATCATGGAAATATCCTCACGCATCGGTATGACCCCTAATGCATTTGTGGATGCCGTAACGGTCAGCATCGGTGCAAGAGCCATGTATGAAACCCGACTGAAGCAATATCTCAAGGAGGGTTATCCTACTGACGCAGCCGAGAAACGAGCCTTGCAGGATGCTACAATTCTGTTCAATCAGACGCAGCAGTCCTCAGAGTCGCCTTTTCTGTCAACGATGCAGGTTGATAAGGATTGGTTAAGCACCATGTTTACTGTGTTCCGCAACTCGTCAATGTCGTACACCCGGCAGCAATATGATGCAATGCGTAATCTCAAACGCAATCTTACTCCCGGTCAGAGGGCTAAGAGCGTTGAGTTTATGACCAAGCAGATACTCCGCGATTGGGACATTGACCCCGACACTGCCACCGATGCAGAGCGCGACCAAGCACAGGGCGCAGCCAATAAACGCTTTCGCAGACAGCTCAAAAAAGATGCCCTGCGTGTCGCTACATTCGGCTATATACTTGAATGGTTGTGGAATCTCGGCCCGTATCTGCCTTACATCATATTCGGCGCCCTCCTTCTTGAGAAAGATAAGATGTGGGATGATGCCTTCACTCATGCCTATTTCGGCAGTGTCGAGGGTCTGACCGGCGGTGACGTGATGAGCAGCTTCGGCAATATGTGGGCGAGCGGTGAATGGAATTGGAACCAACTCAGCAAGGATATGCCGTTGGCAAGCGACATTAACGCGATTGGCTCTAAATTCGTAGGAGGCAAAAACGCCGAGGCCATTAACGACATTCTGAACCTGTTGGTGCAGATGGGTGTCGGCATGAACCCGCAGAGCCTCACCGATACCGCGATTGCTATTACAGATGCCTGCGGAGACGACCCGGCATTGAGCCATGAGGCCGCAATCTTCGCCATGCGAGTATTGCAGGTTCCCCAGAGCCAAGTTGACAAAATGTATTTTGACGAGGTTGACCTTACCGGCGAGGAGGCGAGCAAGCTCACTCCGGCGCAGTTGGCACAGCGTTACGCCGAATACAAGGTGAAACGTGGTACACCGTTGGCCCCGTGGTCATGGGGTGACGAGGAACGCCTCGGAAAATACAATGAGTTGGCCAAGGACAGGATGCAGGAACGTCTGGACGCACAAGGCGATGCAAGGGTTATCGAGGCTTATGCCGACTTTGAGGCACGATATAAAGCCGTGTCGGAAAAGGCGAAGGAGGCAAAGGCGTTGATGAAAACCGACTATGCAGCCGCCGCGCAAGTACACGCGATGTTGCAGAGCGACCCGGACTTCGGCCTGTACCAGAGGTTCGGCGCACTTGACAAGCAACTCGGACGAATCTCCAAAATGTGGCTGACATCGAAGACCCCCGAAGAAGCCGCCCTCGTAGCCTCCACGATTACATCATATCGAGCCGGTATGGTCAAAGTATTACAGGCCGAAACCGTGGAGAGCCAACAATCGGCGATGTCGGAACTGACCACCTTGATGAATGACTTCTACGCCAAGTATCAAGGTATGCAGCCCAAGCAAGTCAACAGATAAAGTTAATTATGTGTCGGTGGTGAGTAACTTTGCCTCATGTTGAAAAGATTTCATCGGCATTCGGCGATTTACAATTGCCACCGACACTAATTTGATAGACCCGATATGATTAAACTTAACAGACTAAGCAAGGTCAAGCCCGCGAGCAAGCAGGAGATGGACAGCGTGGCGAGGGCGCAGTCACAGGGCGACAGTATGCGGAGGGCCTCGGAGGTACTGTTGCAAGCTCAAACCCTGTACCAGAATATGTACCGCTTTCGCCGCGAGAGGGAGCGGAACAAACGATATAACTACGGCGACCAATGGAGCGACATAGTATGTGTGAACGGTAAGAAAATGACCGAGGAACAATACATTATGAAGCAGGGAAACATCCCTTTGAAAAACAATCTCATTCGCCGCCTCGTCCGTAATGTAATCGGTGTTTACCGCAGCCAAGCAACGGAGCCGACCTGTTATGCCCGCGACCGAGACGAGCAGAAATTGGCCGAAACGATGTCAACCGTGTTGCAGTACAATATGCAGCTCAATCGAATGACCGAGCTGTATGCGCGTACTATGGAGGAATTTCTTATCTCCGGCATGATTGTTCACCGCAAGTGGTTTGGCCGACTCAACGATAAGGAGGATTGTTGGACGGAATATGTTCAGCCCAACAACTTTTTCATCGACAACAATATGCGCGACTTCCGCACATGGGACTGTTCCTGTGTGGGTGAAATTCATGATGTCAGCTTTGAGGACGTGTGCCATGAGTTTGCCAAGACCCCGACCGAGTATGCACAACTCGCCCAGATATACCGGGCCGCAAGAGAAAAAATCGTGCTGACACAGGCGTGGGAGCAGTTCGGCTACTCTCAGACCCCCGAAATGGATTTCCTTGTGCCGAGGGATGAAAGCCGGTGCAGGGTTATCGAGGTGTGGCGCAAGGAAACGAAGCCCCGCTATTGGTGCCATGACTACAACAACGGCGATGTCTTCAAGATTGAAGTCGAGGACTACAACGAAATGGTTGTTGAGGAAAACACCCGCCGCATGATGCAGGGGCAAGCCGCAGGGATGCCGGAGGATGAAATTCCGCTGATTCGTGCCGAGTGGTTTGTTGACTCCTTCTGGTATTATTACTATCTGACTCCATTCGGAGATATTCTGCGCGAGGGAGAGACACCCTACGACCACAAGAGCCACCCCTATGTGTTTAAGGCATATCCGTTCATTGACGGCGAAATACATTCATTTGTCAGTGACGTAATTGACCAACAGCGTTATACCAACCGCCTCATCACACTCTACGATTGGATTATGCGAGCATCGGCAAAAGGTGTGTTGATGATACCGAGTGACTGTATTCCCAAAGGGATGTCGCCGGAGGACTTTGCAGATATGTGGAGCCGGCATGACGGAGTTATCGTTTACACTCCAAGCAAGAACCACCGCGACCTGCCTCAGCAGATACAGGCCAATTCCACCAACATAGGTATCAACGAACTATTGAACCTGCAACTGAAGTTCTTTGAGGATATTTCGGGTGTGAATGGAGCGTTACAGGGTAAGCCGGGCTATGCCGGCATGTCGGCTGCGCTCTACAATCAGCAGACGCAGAACGCCACCACCTCGCTGCTTGACCTCCTCGACACCTTCAGTGAGTTTGTGCGTGATGCCGCCTACAAGGATGTCAAGAACATTCAGCAGTTCTACGACCAGAAGCGAGTCTACAACATTGCCGGTCGAGCAGGAACACAGATTGAATACGACCCGCGAAAAATCCGCGATGTCGAGTTTGACCTGTCAATCGTACCGAGTACGGCGACACCTGCATACCGAGCAATGGCAAACGATTTCCTCATGCAGTTGTGGCAACAACAGGCCATTTCTCTGGAGCAGCTTCTGCAAGCGGGCAATTTCCCGTTTGCGGACGAGCTTTTACAGAGCATCCAATCTCAGAAAGAACAGTTGGAGGCAGGTCAGATGCCGGAAGGAGTATCACCGCAACTTTTGGCACAGGCACAGCAGGGGGCGAACATGGACGCAGTGAACACGCTGAACGGAGCCATGCGCGGACAGCAGCCGCAGCCCCAGACAGCAGCTTAAAAGGATGCCGCCGACACTACCTTTGGAACATATTTAAGATTGTTGCTGCCGCGAGTTACGACTTGCGGCAGTTCCATTTCATAGAAGCAGATATGCAGACCGATTGCGCGGGTCATCAACAAGTCGTCATGTGTGCCTTGCTTCGCACCGAAAGAGCCATTTGGTTTCTTCTCATAGTTCAGATACTCATCGAGGCAACGTTTATCCCGCTCAACATACAGGCCCTCACGGATAACCTTTACAAGCGTGGAGATAATCATTGGCTTTGTTGCCACGTTGGTGTGGAAGCCATAACGCACCGGCAGGCCTTGAATAATAGCGTCCTCAGATTGCTTGCGGGCATACAAGTTGGGATATATGTCCTTAATCTGATTGAGGATTGCCGCCGATTGGTCGCCGTCCACATTGCGCTCCTTATCGTGTGTTTCAAGTGTGTTGGACTCGATAACGAGCAGGGAGTTGTCATAGAAGGCCGCAATCTGAGCCGCTTTCCATGCCAACAAGTCCATGTCGATATGGCCGTACCATTGGGCCACAACCGCAGGTTTGCCGCCGTCCATCATCAGCAGACGGTCGAACACCACAATAACAGACCAGTCGGCCTTGTGGGAACGACCGCCGACATCGACAACGGTAAGGTAGCGGTTTGTCACTTCCTCCGGGTCGTTTGGATTTACAGGGTCTGGCAGGTTCCAGACCCACAACAACCCCTGCGCGTCAGCCTTGAAGCGCAAATCGCGCAGAGCGTCCTCTCCCTCATCGCCATAGGCGTAGATGTCGCCGACATAACGTGCGGGAGCCTTGGCAGCGGGACGCAATTCCTCAACGCAATATTTGTCGAACACAGCGCAGCCGGAATTGACAAACGCCTCCACATCGTCCGAAGGATACTCGGAAGCCATAGAGCCGTGGTCGTGATACTTGGCACGTTCCTCAACATACCAATGAATGCCCTCCAACGATGCGCCGATATTCCAGAGCCACCACAGGTATTTGCCGCACTCCTCGCGGTCAGAGCGAGTGGAGCCGTTGAGCCTGTTGTCGTAAAGCCATTGGGCGAATGTGAGCCGCTCAAGCTCACTCCCAAAGGGCAGTTGGTATAACTCAATATCGAACCACGAGATAAACAGAGGCTCAAACTGAGATTTTATTTCCGGGTCCTTTGCCGCCACATATTCGTTGTGGAAGAAATTGCCCACACCATTGGCCGTACTTTCATAGACAATCATAGTGTTTGGACGGTAGAGGACACCAGAACAGGCAGAGCGCACCATATCCTCCGGCTTTTTGCCGTCAGTCGCTTTCCACAGACCGACCTCGGAAAGATGGACGAGCGCATAGTCACCACCACGGCAGGAGTCCGGCGACTCCGAGGAACCGATAGAAATAGTCGCGTTGCGCTGCGGCACAAGCTGTGTCAGAGAGGAACCCTCGACACCTACAAGTTTGTCCTCCTTCTCGGAATATACATCGCCGACTTCATGAAGCATAGCGACCGGGTATTCCTTAATCATCTTCTTGAACATACCCTTAATCTTGCGGGCACCTTCATTGTAGTTCGATATGATAAGGGAGTTGAGGCCTGTGCGGTGGATGAGCTGCATCCATGCCATGTAGAGTTGTGATGTTGTGGAGCCGCCCCACTGACGAGCCTTCAACAGTATAATGCGGATGGGCTTACCTGTGAGCCTCATCCGTTCAAGCATTTCCACAAAACGCCGTTGGGGATAGGTCAGACGAAACAGACAATCCGGCTCACCGACCTCTTTATTTTTGATATAAACAAATGTTGCGGCCCAGAATGGGAAATCATGCCGGCAACGTAGGCGCACAAATCTGTCAAGAACCGCCTCCCTATCTTCCGGGGTAGGCTCTACGCCCATGACATTGCGCAGGAAACCGTCAATACCTTTGTGCTTGATTAATCCCTTGACAAGAGGATTATCAACCATCGCTTTGGGTAGCCACAATTTCTTTAGCGGGAAGTCCGGGATAGACACAACAACACGCTCACCGACTGAACCCTCGCCGGTGATTGGGTTGAAGTGCGAGAACATTTCATTGCGGCGTTTTTCGTTTTCGGCTATAATATCAGAAACTGAAATTTCCCTTTCCATTGTCGTACCAACCATTGCGGATTTTGAACAGCCTCTCAAGTGCAGACGAAGCCTCCATGTAGAACTTAGGAGCGGGAGAGTTAACGACCTCAAAGACCAATCGGCAGAGGTGCCAATCGGGATGCTGTTCTTTCAGAGCAACGACACGCCTGTGTATTTCCTCAAACATTTCACGTTTGGTTGGGCGCATGGTTTCCAATACCGGCTTGCCTCGCATGATAGCAGACACAACAGCGGCGGCACGTTCCTCCGACACCCAGAACCGAGGGGAGGGAGAATTAACAATTTTCTCCCCGATTTCGTTCAGTCGAACAAAACTCGCTGCATCAATTTGTTCCCGATAAGCCTTCAGCAACGCTGCATTGCGTTCTTTGGTAAAGGCCAAGACACTTCCGAATGACTTCATTGCGCTGCACTTTAAGGTATTAACTATACTGCAAATATACTCATACTAACTCAAAAGATAAAGATGTCAGCCGCCATAACACACTTAACTTTGCCTGTGATATTAACACCCATATAACATCAAATTGAAACTATGGCTGAGGAAAAGCAAGTTAAGAGCAGGCGTGACCAATTCGGAGAACGACTGAAAAAGAAATATCCCGACCGGGAGTATGCCGATGATGAGGCCTTATTCGGCCAAATCAATGACGATTATGACGAATATGACAGTCAGCTATCGGGCTACAAAGAGCGCGAGAGCAAGCTGACGGACATGTTCACGAGGGACCCGCAGAGCGCACAGTTCATCACGGACATGGCGCAGGGCAAAGACCCGTGGGCCTCTCTGATTAACCGTATCGGCATTGACGGTGTGAAGGAGATGCTCGATGACCCCGCCAAGATGGAGGAGTTTTCCAAGAGCAACAAAGAGTATGTTGACCGCATGGCCAAGCAGAAAGGGCTTGAGGAGGAGTGGGAGAAGAATATGAAAACCACTCTTGCTATGCTTGAACAGAAACAGCAGGAACTCGGTCTAACCGATGAGCAGATAGACCAAGCCGCCGACTTGATTAAGGAGATTACCAATGATGCCGTTATCGGTATCATCAAGCCGGAAACAATCGACATGGTTCTCAAAGCCATCAATCATGATGCTGACATCGCCGCCGCAAGCGAGGAGGGAGAAATCCGAGGCAAGAACGCGAAGGCCGAGGCCAAGCTGCGCAAGCCCAAGCGCGGTGACGGTACCCCGACACTCGCCGGTGCCAACAACGCCCCTGCGCCCTCGCGTCAGAAAGGTTCAATCTTCGACATAGCAGACGGAGCGCGATAATGGGTGAGCATATCAAATTTGTCGAAAAGCCTGTATGTCCCACCAAAGGAACGGCAGGATTAGCAACCCAAGTGCCGGGCTGCGCAACGACAATAGGAAACCTCGCATCAGCGACCGGCGGTATCAAGCCGGGCAACATAGTATCAACTGACAAATAACATTTTCAACTCAAATTTTATAAGCCATGGCAGAAACAGCAACCGAAACCGTAGTTGTAGGTACAGGAAATCCTGTCGCTACTTCTCCCGGCACCGCCGGAGTTAACAGCCAAGCACCGGGCAACGCCACGACCGTCAGCAATGTAGCGGGCGCGACAGGCGGCATCGCACCGGGCAACCTCGTAGAAACCGACATTGACGAGCAGATTTTTCGCTTTCAAAGCGAGGACACCGCCCTCATGTCGCTTATGCTCAAAGCGAAGAAAGTAAAGGTCAACAGCCCCGAGGTAGAACACTTCATGATTGACGAGCAACGTTCGACCCTCACCACGGACACCGCCGTGACCGCGAGCAGCAAAGCACAATTCGTCCTTCCCCTCGTAGCGAGCGACCAGAACATTCCCCGCGACTATCACACACTTCTCGTGCCCGATGTGGACGGATACACGCCCGACGGCCAGACCGTCACACCCGGCAAGAGCCTCATGCTTTTCGTCACAGGACGTGACACGACAACCGACAATCCCGTGGTCCGTGCGGTCAACGGCCCCAAGACCAACGCAACTGACGCATTCTGCACAACGCCCGCCATCCCCGCCGGCAGCAAAATCAAGCTTCTCGCCAACGCCATGTACGAGACACAGAAGGAGGTTGACCCCGACCTCATCGTTCCGCGTCCCTCCATCGTATATCTCCAGAAGCGCGGCATGAACCAAGTCGTTTCCGACTACTTCGAGGCCCAGAAGAAGCACATCCCCTTCACACAGAGCCTCATCGCAGAACAGGCCATCCTCAACTTCAAGCGAGCCGGCAATCGCACGCTGTGGGTCGGCCAGAAGGGTAAATTCCCCGTCAAGGTCCCCAAGCTCGGCGAGCAGATGATTTACTTCACCGAGGGCATCCGTTGGCAGTTCAAGCGCGAACTCCAGACCTCCGGCAAGTGGACATTCGAGAAGCTCATCGCTCTGGCCAAGATGTATTTCACCGGCGAGGACGTGCCTAAGACCGCCCTGTGGCTCGCAGGTAAGAACCTGCTTGAGGAAATTCAGTGCATCGACTTCAGCAAGCACCCGGAGGTGCAGATTTCCGTCAAGACCAACAAGATTGGTTGGGAAGTCACAAGCATCCACACCGTATTCGGCGACATGGAACTGAAGCGTGAGCCGACCCTCGACACTCTGGGCCTCTCCAACTCCGGCGCACTCATCGGTGAGGACCGCCTCGTCCACTACATGTATTCGCAGCAGCACGAGTTCAACGACCGTGTAGAGGGCGAAGAAGCAACCCGCAAGGGCATCGTAGTCTGGGACGGTCTCGCACTCAAGGGTGCATGTCATATCTGGATTGACGGCGAGGGCGACACCGCCAACGCAGGTGCCACCACCTACACAATCTGGGAGAAGGAAACCGCACCTACCGGCGATGACCTCGTTGACGGTCGCGTTTACCTGCTCACTGTTGACTGCCCAGGCATCAACGCTGCCGCACAGAACGGCCAGATGTGGCAGGCCAAGGTGACAACCTCCGGCACAGGTGATACAGCCACCACGACCACAACGTGGAGCGAGTTCACGGGTGAAATCATCGCTGACTAACACGTATCATCCCATAATTAAACCGAAATGTGGCGGAGGGCGGCCAACGCCTTACCGCCACATTTTTAGTACAAACACATTCAAATCCCATACAGCACAATGGAAAAAATCACTTATGGCGCACCGCGACTCGTAGATTGGGTAGCGCAGATTAAGGTCGGAGCCGCATCCGTGAGAGTGCATTTCACCGGCGGCGCACTGACAAGCTACGGCGTGACCCCCGCCGAGTTCACAACGAGCAATCCCTTCATCCAAAAGGTGATTGAGAACAGCTCCTATTTCAAGGAGGGCCGCATCATAATCCAACGCCGGGCTACGATTGAGGAACCTAAGAAACCTGCGCCGAAGGCGAAGCCCAAGCCACAGCCCGCTCCACAACCGGCACCGGCACCTGCACCGCAGCCGAAAGCCGAGGAGCCTGTTGCGGAAACACCCGCACCGACACCCGCACCTGTCGAGGCTGAGCCGCAGGAAACCGCCGAACCGGAACCCGCAGCCGAAGCACAGGCCGGCGAAGCGGAACCCAACGGTATCACAAAGGTTCCTGTAACCTGCTTGCCGGACGCACAGGCATACCTACAAGAGAATTTCAACATTTCCTCCTATAAGGTCCGCTCCTGTGAGATTGCACAGAAAATAGCCGCCGAGCATGGCATTCAGTTCACAGGCGGCAAGTTCGACACCCTCAACGGCAGCAAAGCAGAGGACGAGGCCAAAGAGGAAGAATAACCTCAGACGCTATGGTATATAACATTCACGATGTTATGCGCGATGTGCGCATCTGCCTCGACCAGAACATGACGAGCGAACAGCTATTGCAGGATGATGATGTTGACACTCTTGCCCTTGACGATATAGTCAGAAGCAAGATATTGGAAGCGGTAGTCAGAGTGCATAGCAACGCCCCGACATATCTGTTGGAGGAGGGCCACAATTTCGGCGATGCCGTTTTCTGGGGCGACCTTGAAAGCGGTTGGGTACTGTTGCCGCAGGACTTCATGCGCCTAATCGTATTTGAAATGAGCGATTGGGAGCGGGCAGTCTTTTTGGCCATCAGTCCTACCGACCCGGAATATGCCTTACAACGGCAGCGCATCAAGGCATTACGAGGCACCGCCCAAAAGCCGGTGTGCGTAATCACCTCACGGCCCGAAGGCAGAGCTTTGGAGTTCTACTCCTGCAAGAGCGAGAGAGCCTATGTACGCCGAGCGCAGTATCTCCCTTACCCGAAGATAGACAAGGATGAGGGCATAGACATCTGTGAACGCTGCTACACAGCCGTGAAGTATGCCGCTGCGTCGTTAGTATTACTCACATTAGGCGAGTCCGAGAAATCCTCGGCACTCTCCGAAATTTCTAATTCAGCACTACAATGAGTTCAATTCCAACAAAACAGATAGACGGTGATGTTGCGGTTGGGCGCAATGTGTCTGCCGGCGGCGATGCCAACGTACAGGGCAACGCCCGTATCGGCCATGACCTAAAAGTCGAGGGTTGGCTTGAGGCAAAGAATATCAAGGGAGTAAACAAAGGATTGTTTGCCTCCGCTGCTGCTCTGCGCGAAGCCTACCCTCAACCGCATGATGGTTGGTTTGCCGGTGTGTCCGCATCGGAGGCCGACATTACCGCCCTCGGCCTTACCGTGCAGCAGGGGAAGGCCCTGTTCCGGATGTATGTCGGTTGCGGGGGTGACTGGGTTTGCGAGCCAATCAACAAGCTGTATGAGATAGTGGTCGACAACACCATGGTGACGCAGCTTCGGACAAAGCTGACAGCGCTGGAGGAGGACCTGACGGCCCTTGAGCAGAAACATGCTGCAGAGGTGCTGGAGCTGCAGGGGGCGGTTTGGGCTCTGGAGGTGGGGATGACGGCGAGTCCGACGGTTATAGAGGTGGGGAAGGCCACTTCGGTTACGGCGTCGTGGACGGCTCGTTACAAGGGGTCTAACGTACTGGGTCAGTCGACGCTGACGTTCAACGGGGGCTCGGGGGCGTCGACGCTGACGGCCGGGACGTCGACGAAGACGGTGTCGCTGAGTCCTACGTCCCCGGGCACCACGACTCTGAGCATCACTGTCGGCTACAACGGGATGAGCGCGAGCGCGAGCATGCAGGTGCGCGGGGTGTATCCGTCGTACTTGGGGAAGATCGCGGGGGAAGCGACGGTGACTGCGGCTCTGGTGACGTCTCTGACCAAGACGCTGAACATCTCGAAGAGCATGACGCAGTCGGGGCAGACGCTGACGAACCAACGGCTTGTATACGCCTACCCCAAGAGCTACGGCGCTCTGACAGACGTGCGCGACGGCAACAACTTCAGCACCCTGAACGCCTACACCCGCACGGAGCTGCAGATCGGGGGCGTGGACTACTACGTCTATGCCATGACCTCACCGGTGACCGCATCCGGCGTGAAACAGATCTACTCCTGATGCAGCCGGGCACAATTCAAAATTCAACCCTCAAAATCGTTTACATAACCGACATTATGGCAACAACACTCATCGACAATTTCAGCTATAAGGGCAAGGGGTTCCTCGACTCCCGCCAGAGCGTGCCGACGCTCGCCGCCCTGAAAGCCATGCCCGAGACGCAGATTCCCGACGGATTCCAGTGCCACTGCGCCGAGGACGGCCAGTGGTACCAGTACGGCGCGGACAACACAGTGGACGCCGCCACCGGCAAGTGGCGTCCCTCGGGCCGCTGCCTTCAGACGACAGGCGATTGCGAGCACTTGCCCATGAGCCAGAAGGCGGTGACGCAAGCCATTACAGAGCGACAGTTCGTTTATGACGTTTCTCGCCTACATCCGACATCAGGAATAGATGGCACTGACATCTATGACATAGCCACGGCAATTAAGGTTGTACCTTCCAACGCTCGTCGCTTTGTGCGTCTCTTATCTTTCAAAGGCCAGGAAGCTGACAGAGAGCTTTGGATTTACGACTCAGAATCAAACACCTCGGTCTCATATTGGGAACAGGTTAATAAATTCAGGCGAATTGATCCCTCTGCTAATATCTTGGAGTGCGGAGAAGTGGTTAATGCCAATTCTGCGAGGGTTATGATCCCTATCGCACGCCGGATACCAGGTACAATGATTCATTTCTCCATTGAGGGGATTGATTCATATGAAATTTATGTCGGTAAAAAATACGAGGGCTCCGAAAAGTATTTCTCGTGCTTTGTCAGATTCTACACAAAGGAGCAGGTTGACTCGCTCATATCGCGGGATGTCCACTCGCTCTATTCCGATGATGACCAACGTCATTACATATCAGAACTGTATGTGGACAAGGCCGAACCTGATGAGACATACCAGTTCACACGCATAATAAAAAATGATGCTTATCCAGACGGACTGATCTGGATCAACCGCGTCGGAGATTCATCTCCATACAGCGTTTTTTTAAACAACGGAATAGGCACGGATGATGCCGTACTGGAACTGGCTTCAAGTGACGGATCATTTCATGCGTATGCGATTATCAACTGGCAGGCAGCTGGTGAAAATACACCGTTGGCCCTTAGGATAAGCGATGCGGCAAAAATCATCGAAAACAGTCCTGTGATCTATGCCCGGATGAAGATGCAGCCGATAGCGGCGCAGGCAGCTGTCGGAGCCGCTCTGGAATCCAGACTATATCAAGCGGATGATGACATAGCGTACGAGGATTCCGACGAACAGGAGGGGAATGAAGACTATTCTTATAGCAATGTCGGAATTGTGCACAAGGCTGTGGCCCGTGAAAGATTCAACTATGTTGAATTGCGGATGAGCAGACCAATAAATTGGACAGAATCTACCGGCAGCCTCATCGTGAAGAAAGGCAAAGCAGTGACATCCGGAGGAGGTGTGGAAATCCGGCGGATTGATGATTTCGGCGTTGCCGGGTTTCCAGAAAACGGGGTGTTCGGCATTGCACTCGGCCAGAATGTCACTCTCGAGCAGGATGAATATCTGTGGGTTTATTACACCGGGAAAGTACGGATAAGGGTCTGGAATGCCGACAATGACAACGGCAACCGAACCGGAATGTACTTTTCGGGAAGTATCAACACTTACAAATATTCCACTGCCATGACTCTCAAGAGTCTTAAAGGAGACTTAGTGTCGCTTAACGAGAGAGTGGAGAAAATAGAAGAGTGTATTGGCACGGTAGGCAATGGGAGGGTCGCGGCTCCTATGGTCACAATGCCTCCGCATCTGTATGCCGTTACCGGCAGGGAACAGACTTTCTATTACAATGAAATTGTTTTCGGTATAGAAAGTAATCATGACAATACGCTGCTCAATTACAATATCGAGGCATCCATGTCACCGTCCGGCGCAGGGAAAAAATGTCTCACGACAAAGGAGGGATTCACGGTGTACACATCCACCCCAGGTGATTACACTGTCATTCTGAACATCTATGACCAATTCTTCAACCTTATCGCAGAGACCAGAAGCATGCTCCATGTTGTCGAGGCGCCTGTTGTGTCGGGGAAATCCATTCTCATGCTCGGTGACAGCTGGACCGACATCAATATGGGGAACAGAGGATACACGCCGTACCTTGACACGGCATTGAAGGAGATGGGCATAAGCATGCGGTTCATCGGGACGCGGAATGCGGGCACAAGCGGACTTAAACATGAGGGCATAGGAGGATATGACTGGAACATATTCGCCTCGGCGCCGGCCACAGTCCGGTTCAAATTCTTTGTGGCTGACATGCCGTCCATATCGGATTCCGACATATACAGTAACAACGGGAGCACATACCGCCTTCGTGAACGTGGCAGCGGATATATCACGATGTCGCGGGAAAGCGGCAATACCGAACCATCTGGAAATATTCTGACCAGGACATCAGGCACGGGCGATGACACCATAACATTCTCCGAATGGCTCCCGGGCGGAAGCAATCCCCTGTGGAACAGTGTGACCGGCAAACTCGATTTCCGTCATTACCGCAAGGATATCTGCGGTATGGAAGAGAGTCTGGACATCTGCAGCATTCAGCTCGGCGTGAACGACTGCCTTTCGCCGGATCTGAAGACTTCCCGTGAGCAGTGGTCTGGCACGCTGGCATCTGTCACCGCGGTACTGGATGCGATTCTCGCTGACAGCCCAGGATGCAAAATAATAGTCAACCTTGTCGGGATGGACGCTCCCTCTCCTACGGGATGGACATCGCTGAGCGGATTTGTGGCTGCAAAGAGAACGTATCAGACCAACTGCTACTGGCTGCGCACCTATGTCAACGAGCTGATAATGGCAAGGGATGACTTCAACACCAGAGTGTTCATAGGCCAGTCCGTGCTCGGCATCAACAGATGGTACGGCTACGGATATACCGACAGACGATACAGATATTTCAGGATAGCCGACACTATTTCATCGGAAGATCTTGAGAAACTCCGCCTTTTCGATTTCCAGCAGCGAAGCGTGTATGTCTATACGGAAGATGGCAAGGAATTCATCGCATACGGATATGATGCAAGAGGTTATCTCGTATGTCTTGCAGAACAAAGTTTCGCAAGTTGGGAGAAGCACGACCAGGAGTTCGCGGGAAACAATTCCGTGGCCAATGATGATGTTCCCGGCTCCGGCACCCTTGTCAAAGGGGGAGGCAGTTCCTCCGTCGACTTCCCGGACGTGCCCTATACCGAATGCCGCATCGAAAACAACAACAGCAAGGAACACTGGTTTATGAACGCCACCCATCCCTATGATCTCGGATATCGGCAAATGGCCTACTGTCTGGCCAACCAGATCGCCGGACTGCTTGGCTGCTGAACTCAGTACCGCCTCAGTCCGGAAACTCGTCACGGCCTGAGGCGGCATTGTGTCCGTTCTGAATCAGGCCTGTAGCAAATAACCCGAATTATAGATAACATCGAAACGTCCCCCACTCTGGCCAAGTGGGGGACGCCTGCTTTTATCTGCACATATCTTCAAGGCATGCGGAGATGAGTGCCCCCTCTCGTTCGGCTATGTAGTTGGTGCCGGCGGCTTACCGCCCGCGGCATCGCCCAGCAGCTGAAGCGATATGCCAGGAAATACGACCTCGATCCGAAAGTGGTCTATCCACATTCGTTCCGGCATCTGTTTGCGCGGAATTTCCTGGAGCGGTGCAGGGACATAGCGATGCTTGCGGACCTGTTGGGCCATGAGAGTATAGAGACTACGCGGATTTATCTGCGGCGGACTTCGGGGGAGCAGCAGGCGGAGCTGGACGGGATAGTGGACTGGTAGGAGGGCGCCGGCAAGCCGGCTGAACAGTGACAAAAAAGCCGGGGTCGCCGGGGAAGCTTCGCTGAAGCTCAGGGCTGGGACAAAAAAAATAGCTGAGGAGCGGCGGGGTGGAATCGCGCGAGCACCGGATAGCAGGAGAGAGGGGGCGTCAACGGGACAGAGGGGCGAGTCAAAAGATAAAGGGAGAAGGCGCGGATTATTGGCTATCTTTGTGGAGTCAATGAATGTATAGACCAATTGTAACTTAAATGTAGAAGAGTTATGAAGATTTGCAAAGACAAGAAGGGCAGCGACAAGAAGCTGCATATGTTTTGTGAGTTCGCGATTGCGGCAGCCGTGGGGGGATTGATTTCTCCGTTTCAATTTCCCTCGGCATTGATAGCCGCCGTCATCGCGTTTGCCGTGGCACTGACCTTCGGCATCTGGAAAGAGTGCAGGGACAGCAAGCAGAAGGGAAACCACTTCTGCGTATGGGATTTGGCATGGGACGTAGTAGGATGTGTGGCCGGAGCGGTCCTCGCCTTCCTCGCCAACTACTACACATGGCACGACATCGCCGGTCAACTGTTGGAATAACCCTCAAACCCTCATCGCCATGCAGTCAAACCAATTATTATCAGACATTCTGCGGTGGATATTCACCGCAATAGGCGCGATTATGGCTATACTTGAACCGACCTTACCCTACATCCTCATCTGTACGCTCATGATATTGGCCGACTGCTATACGGCATGGTCACTATCCCGGAGAGCGAGAAAGGCATATCCCAACCGCGTAAGCAAGGACGGCAAGAAGTTCAAGAGCCACCATTTCGGCGCGGTCCTACTCACCATTCTGAAAGCATGGGCATTGATTATCATGTCATTCTTGATACAACGCCACATCACTGACGGAATGCCCATCGACCTTACGAAAGTGGCCGCAGGTGCCATCTGTTTCTGGCAGCTCTGGTCAATCCTTGAAAACGAAAGTTCCTGTAACGGTGCCAAGTGGGCCACCATCTTACAGAAAATTCTCGTTGACAAGACCTCCCGCCACTTCGACATAGACCTCAAAGACCTCAAAGACTAACAAATCATGATAGTTCTTATCGACAACGGACACGGGAGCGACACGCCCGGCAAGTGCAGCCCCGACCGAAAACTCAGAGAGTATCTCAAAAGCCGGGAGATAGCCCGCCGATTGGTAAAGACATTGAATAGCCGCATGGTCAATGCCAAAACACCGATAGAGGCGCACCTGCTCGTTGAAGAGGATAAAGACATCAGTCTGCCCGAAAGATGCTTCAGGGCCAATGCCTACTGCGACAAATACGGCAAGGCCAATGTGCTGCTCGTTTCAATCCACTGCAATGCCGCCGGTGGTGACGGCAAGTGGAAGAGCGCCGGCGGTTGGTGTGTCTACACATCACCCGGCCAGACCAAAGCCGATGACCTGGCGACTGCATTATGGAATGCCGCCCACGACGGCCTGAAGGACTACATCGAGCGCTTCCCGCTACTCCAGAAACAGGGAGCCTACGACAGCAGACAGAAGCCCATGCGCGCGGATTGGACTGACGGAGACCCCGACTATGAGGCCCGGTTCTACATCCTCGTACACACGAAATGCCCGGCCGTGCTTACAGAGTCCCTGTTCCAAGACAATAAAGCCGACTGCGACTTCCTGATTTCCGAGGAAGGGACACAGGCTATTGTCGAACTTCACGCCAACGGAATACTCAACTATATCAACTCACTCACCAAAGCATGAAAACAAAGCATTACATCCTGTTGGCTATCACAGGACTGATAGCATTCCTTTCCGGGTTATTCATCGGCAAGGGCCGCACGGAGAAGCCGCCCGGCACCGTGACGGAAACAAGAGAAACGACCGTGGACACCATTCCGTACTACGCACTGATGCCGCAGTCGGAGTTGGCGTTAGGCACACACCGTTATACTCTGCCGGTCTATCGTTTCCTCGGTGGAGGCTATGGAGGCGAACCCCGACAACGAGGCGATAATGACAGCATCAGTGTTGACACCCTCATCACCGCTCATTATGGCACCGGGGCCGGAGGGGAGCCTCGATGTAGCAAGGACAGTGCAATCGTGGAACTCCCGATAATTCAACGCCACTATGCCGACAGCACTTATGAAGCATGGATAAGCGGCCCGGTTGACCCACGGCTCGACAGTCTCAGAGTATTTGCACCGACAACCATCATCACCCGGCGAGAATGGAAGCCTCCCAAGCGTTGGCACATAGGTATCACAGCCGGATACGGCTATGGGACAAAAGGCTTTCAACCATATATAGGCCTCGGAATTACTTACTCAATTTTCAGTTTTTGACATGGAGATTACGCTTTCAATCAGTAAGGAAGATGTGATGCAGGAAATTGCCGTCACCACCGCCTACACAGGCGGCAAGATGGACAATGACGAGAACGCCCTGCACCGCATATCGACCGTGGACGAGGACGAGAACCACCTTGAAAGGTTTTGGGAAGAAAGCAGGGCCGACCTCTGCCAAGAACTTATCGGCCTTGTGACCTTTGAGGGAATGGTCAATGACAGTATCATCATCGGACCTGTTGACCCAATTGACCCTGTAAAGCCCTTAGACCAGACAGAACCCGCAGCCGCCCCCGCCGCAGCCTCCTCCGTTGTGGTGCCGCCAATCAGCATACCACAGCATTATGAGTTGAGGCTTGACGTGTCGAAATCCTTTGATATGGCACTCCTGCCGAGCATGAAACTCAGCCTACGCAGTTTCTTCGTGCATAACATAGTAGCCAAGTGGTATATCTACACCAACAAAGGCGAGGCCGGCGACTACGCCGACAAAGCGACAACCCTTCTTGACGACATCCACCGCAAGGCCGTCTATAAGAAGAAGCCCATACGTCCGACCTACGATGACTAATTACATAAACCTACACCAAAATGGAACGAAAAAAGACCATTACAGTAACGCTTGAGTCGAAGGAAATTAAATTTGACGTGATGAACAAATCACATCTGACCGGCCAAGCGCGAAACGCAGAGGGCAAAGACTATCGCTCCACGGCCTATATGCAAGCGAGTGAGGACGATGAACACGCCTACCAGATACTCCGCTCCATCAGCAACGCCTTCTCACATCTGAAGGTGGAACTCGGAGAATATCTGCACGAGGACGGCTCGACCTCCAACAACCGCATCAAGAAGGCTGTTGAGGACGGCGACCCGCTGACGCTCACTTTCCTGCTTCCGAGTAACTTCAACAACTCCGCCTGTGACAGCCTCGGTGGTATGCTCCATGAGTATATCGTTGACCGCACCCTTTCGGAGTGGTTTGTAATCACCGACAAGCAGGACGCACAGGACTACGCCAACCTCGCCACCGATGCCCTCGACCGAGCCAAGCAAGCCCTCTACAAGAGAGAACGTCCCACCCGTCCCACCTATACCCCCTAAGCTATGTATCATATTGGTTGCAGCGATAACTGCTTTAACAACGATGCCCCGGATAACACCGTCACAAAGACAGTGACGTTGGTATTCCACCGTGAGCAGTTGCTCTACGACATCAAGAACTACGCCTATATCGAGGGCCATGTCTGGGGAGAGGACTCCCCGGAAATCCGACACGCACAGCACACCCTTGTTGAAATCGGCGAGGAAGGCAATGTTGACAGAGTGAACCGCATCCTCGGAGTGGTCCACGCCGCAGCCGTTGAAATGCTTTACCCCTATACCAAGCAGGAGCCGGTGGACGATGAGGTTATCTGTGACTGCATGTGGACTCCAGACAAATACCAAATCATAATGCAGGTGCCGGTTTCCACGTCGCGCACCACACTCCACCTTCTCAGCAAACTCATCCATGAGTTTATGGTGGCGAGAGTGATTTATGATTGGTTGAGCATCACGCATCCCGAAGCTGCGCGTAATTGGCTTGAAAAAGCTCTGGAGTCTGAGGATGAAATCAACAGCATCAAGAACAGCCGCACAGGAGTATTACGGCGACCCTCACACCCATTCTAATGATTTACCAAGCCGGGGCAACCCGGAACTATCCCGACAAGGACGAGAGCCGAGACGCATCGCGCGCCCCGGCTCTCTTTTTTAACAATCTTTGTTACCTTAAATCTAATTGCCTATGTAGTATCTTTATCTCGGTTGATTGGTCTGACGAGGATTGAATTGCAGGGAGGCTCCGAAGATACTCTCATCATCGGCGAGCGAAGTCACACAAGCAATTCGGAAATACTTGTATGGAGTGCCACGGAAGCCACGGAGGTAGTGGTCTTTGCTCGACCATACCAGATGCCAATTAAAGAGGTCACGGGAGCCATAGAGAACGGATTGCACATGTCCTTTCTGGAAGTGGCCACGTTGAATAACCGTGTCCATAGTCTTGAGAACATCCGGCGTTTCAAGTTTGAGCGGACGGGTAACGAATAATCCCTTTGTCGCCTCACCCTCCATAGCGGAGAAATTCAGTAATGCGCCGTCATGGTCCACGGCCAATGCTTCCGGGTAAGAATTAATGCCGGCCTCGATTGTGGAATACATCATGCCCCATTCCTTAGACTTTAAGGAATAAACATAAGCATAGGTATAATGCGGATTATACACAATCACACGTTGATGCACATAATCATAGAGCATACCACACTCTGCAATAAACTCCAAGAACGGAGCCGTAGGCAGACAGGTATCTGCACTATGGCCGAGCATCGAATGAAGTTTAGTCATGCCGGGGAGCTGCAACACATCGAACGGTTCTTTGGAGTTGATAACATCAGTTATACATTGTGTCTGAGAGCCGGATATAAGCATGATGCCCCTGTCTGTTGCGAACAACACAGCACTATCCATTTGCAGAGGGTCTGTATTTGCGAGAATAACATCGCGGGTTATCGGCTGACGAGCCGAGTAAGAGCCGGTTGAGGAAACCTCCAATGCCCACACGCCTTCATCGGTAAACGCATACAGAGGGAACTGACCGAACTGACCTTCGGAAAGGGCTTTCGCCGCCGTGGATATTGCCATTATGCGCCCGGTACCTACCGTATTGATACCAAGCACAGGGAACACGTAAGGATTGTTGACCTCGGACGTATATACCTTGTTGAACACATCAATAGTGCGGTCGGCAATTGATGATTGCGGCGGTCGAGCCTGTGATATACCTGCCGGCTCCTCCCAACCACCGAAATAGAAGGCACCATTGAGAAAGCCGTGAGGCTCCAACGGAATAACAAGGTGGGGTGAGTCGAATACGTAATTACGAATTATCACAGCCTTGTAAGCGTTGATATTAGGATAGTAAAAGAATAGTAGCGGAGCCTCATATCCGCACATACCGGCATTGCCATACACTATAATATCCTTGCCATCCTGTTTGATATAGACGGCAACCATCACACTGTATTTCGTATCTGCAACCGTTGGCTCTGCATCACCCCAATTAAGGACATATCCATCGGAATAGTTAAACAAAGAATATCCATCAAAGCCTTGAAACAATTGTTTCTTTATGCCGGAGAGATTGAGGCGTGAGTTGTAGGCAAAAGCCTGTTGAGGTATAATCTTATCGTGACTGTCATAATCATCCGTCATAACCTCACGGGTTACAAGAGATTGAAGATAGTCCTCCTTGACAGGTATCAGTGTGCGCTCTGTTTTAAGTTCCTCTATTCGGATGCTATGCAGGAAATAGAATTGAGAGCAGCTACGGATGTCCTCTTTTACAGCATCGGCACTTCTTTTGGGTGTGACCAACACACCACCGGGCCGAGTGCTCAAGGCATCGGGAGTAAAGGTAAAGGCATATAGTTTGCCAAAGTTATTTTTCTGATAGCGCAGAGGATATGTTGTTGTGCTTGCCGCTTGATTGGTGTGCTTACATACACTGAAGCTTGACAGGTCCTCACCACCGTTTATGAACTTCTCACACTCTCCGTTCTGGTCGTAGGTGTAAATCGGAGCCGAGATGAAGATGTCAACGGACTTAATAATGTCACTCCAATTTTGAAGCGAGGTTAAGTCAGATTTAAGCGCATAGTCAAGGCTATGCACCGGGGCCACAACACGGAGTTTAGCCGAGGTGTAGGTATCATCTTTGCCATGCAGGTTAAACCAGAACACACGGGGTGTATTCTCAGAGCTGCATATCATAAGAATTGGAGCGGAATGTCTTGTTAACGTACCATCATACAAGCGATAGGCATATCTAACGAGAAATGGGAAAATAAATTTACCTTTCTGAGTGGATTCTTCGGCAATGAATTTGTTTATCTTCGCCAATACTTGATTGGTGATGGTTGTTTTCTGTGTATCATCAAAGTTTGAATAGATGTTGTTCTTGTGTATGCTGTAGGAGATTTCAAATTCATCAGTGCGCTTCATTTCTCCTTGCAGACCGAATGACAAAGAACATTCCGGCATAGTGGTGCCGAGGTCGAGGTATCCGCTTGTATCACCTTTCCACAGGAAATAATGCATACCGTCAGAACAGAGGACGAGTAATGTATTTCCAATTGAACTGAACTGATAGATGTCTAACCCGGTGAACGTGGCTAAAGATGTCGGAGTCTGGACAGTATCGGATTTGCCATTGAGCCAACTAACCTTTTTACCTTCCAACAGGATGTAATGTTTATACGAAGAAGTTTCGTGTATGTATGCGGCCTTCTGTGATGCCGACAGGCCAATAGATGTAGGCGTGGGCTGTAGGAGCGGTTTCAGTTGGCTATCCTCGCTTATTAGGTTGAGGGAGGCGGCGAGTTGACCGTCACGACATTCATAGTCTGACGGTTGCGCCGTATAGCCGTTGTATTTTATATCTTTAATCATAGCGAGCAGCGGTATATGATTGTGATGTACTTTTTGTTGTCGCGTTCAAACTCCATGCCGCAGGGACAGCGCAGCAGCCCGGAGGCACCGGCCCCACGCAGCACAGCGGTTGTCATTGCTTTGGACCACGTTCTGAACGTGCCTTTACCATGAGCCGTAGCCCAGACTCTACCGTCATGCCGACCGGCATAATTGCCGGCCCGCAGTTTGACGTAGAGATACAGTTCGCCCGACTCACACACGATGTCAATCACATCACCCGGTGCAAGGGAGAGCGACCGGGCAATGTGGGCCGATATATCAATCTTTCCCGAAGGATGGAATGATATATCATGCTTGCGTGAGTTGGGCAATATACTTTTCATCATTGGCAAAATTAGATTTAATGATTGGAGTGTCCACTTTAAGTTGTGGGAGAGAATAAGCTTGGCTGTTGCGGCGGTTGCTCTGCCGGTAGCCCAGAGCGCGGACACGTTCTATTTCGCGGTCAATCTCGGCCTCCAGAGCCTTAGACTTGCGCAGGGCATCATGCGACCGTGTGCGGAAATAGTCTTTTTGTGCCTCACGCATGAGGGACACTTTTTCAAAGAATGTTCGGGAGTTCATTATTTCAAATATTTTCGTTTTGTCCTAAGTTCATGCTTTTCGGGGTCATAGATACTGATGATTTCGGCGGAGCCTCGGTTGGGATTGTTACGCATTTCCTCAATCAATGTGCCTTTAGCGTAGGCTATTGCCACATGCTCGTCAATCTCTTGCGAAGGTGCTGCAATCATTCCATCTGCCGCATCTTTATCTATATCTTCCTGTGATACCCACATGGTCTTAGTTGCGACAATGCGCACTTTGAACATCTTACTCATATCTTCGTTATGTTATTTTGACATATCCTTTTCTCAGCATTTCATTCTCTTGACGGAGTTCTGAAATTTCCTGTTTCAATCGCTTAACCACGTCATTGTAGCGTTGCTTTTCAAAGTCCTTTTCTGTCAGTATGTCATAGCAGGTACAACGCTCAATATCGTTGCTGACAGCCACGGCCATACATCCGGGAATAAGAACCCTGCCAACGTCACGGACATTGATATAGTGGCATTTCATTAACCCTCTATCTGTTTGTGGTACGATGTATTGCTAAGGCAGTCCTGCATAGCTAAAGCCGCTCTGATTTTGGCAACCTCCTCTGGCGTGAGTGATTTGCACTCACTATCGCCTTTATCTTTGGTTTGGCTCCGAAGATTATGTTTGGAGCAGTAAGATATGAGCAGAGTATCCATGAGTGTGTCAATGTCCTTTTTGAAATTCTCCTTATGCCAGAAGAACATCGAGCGCAGTTCTGCAAACTCATAGGCCGTAAGCTCCACGGCGATTGTCGCTTTATCCCTGCGCCTGTATTCTACACTATGTTTGCCGGTCACATAGCAGTAGCACTGAACGAACAGGGATTTGAATATTTTCCGTGCGCCAATCTCAAACCGATACCAACTTTTCTTTTCGGTATCAAGGAGGTCGTCTAATGAGATACCATACTCATCACACAACTTCTCCAACAGTATGCGGGCATTATGTGCCTCACCACCGACACCACCCTCGGCCAGAGCGAGGAGTTTCTTCAGCTTGGATTTGATACTTTCATAATCCTTTTCCATTGTTACCTCCTTTCAGTAATTCTGGTGTATCATGGATATTGCCTATCACTTCATATTGCCATTGGGCAAATAGCCCGTCCGGGTCTTTTTGTGGATGAACAGCACAGAAGGCGCAGTAGTCGTTGAGGTATTCTACAGGTCGTACAACAAGTTCATCCTCTACATCATCGTAGTATCTTACGATGTCGTTTTCATAGATTTCCTTACCGTTCTTGTCGAGCATACCTGTAAACTCTCCTACGGTGCCGGGATTGACCTCTTCAAGATGAAAGAGTTCTCCGAATGGAGCGATATAAGCAGTCTTTCCGTTTGGCACTAATGAGCCAACAAGCCATTTACCTGTGTCGGTGCTTATGCCTCTGTATTTAATTCTTCTCATAAATACCTCCTTTCATAAAGCAAATCCAATGAGTATTTGCTCGTTTGCCGGACTTATGTCCGAATATCGGTTTTTGGGCTGTGAGTTTAAGAATTGTTGACACTTTTATGTCATGCTCGTTCCATTTGAAGATGAGGAAACCGCCGGGACGCAAAACGCGAAAACATTCTGCAAAGCCCTTGGCCAAGGTGTCTTTCCAATCAGCTCGGAGTGTGCCATACTTGGTTTGTTGGAAACCTGTCGGCTTCTTTTCGGGGTTCTTTCCCCACCAACGTAGGTGTGGCGGGTCGAATACAACCATGCTGAATGTATTGTCTGGGAAATCCATGCTTGTAAAATCCCCTACGACATCCGGCTTTACGGTGAATGTTCGGCCATCGCACAGAGTTGTTTCCTCACAGCGTATGTCTTGGAACAAAACGCGAGAGTCATTCTTGTCGAAGTAGAACATCTTGCCACCACAACAAGCATCGAGGATTGGTTTATATGTTTCCATGTGAGTTTTGTGTTAGGCGGTCCTTCAACCGAGCAATTTTGTATTCAGCCCAACCCTCTACGAGTTCTGGACCATAGATTTGCGCCATTTGCAAGCACATTATCATCACGTCTGCAATCTCTTCACAGACGTCTCGGTTGCTGCCACGGCCACGAGCAAGTTTGCACAGAGCGTTCTGGAGTTCGGCCATTTCCTCAAACAGCATCTGAGTCTGTGCTTCCTTGCCGTAGGTCTTAATGGCGAGCGAGATTGTTTCGTCAAACTCCTTCTCACTCATTTTGAGGAGCGCATCATGCAGCGGCCCTTCACCGTAGGGCGCAGGTGCCTCGTAGGTGTGAGGCACGTTTTCCTGTGCATCCTTCTTTTGTTTCTCGGCATGACGTTGGGCGCGGGTCATATCGGCGACACACTTCTTGCAGCGGTGCCGGTATGACTTCGACATTTCATTCTGGGGAACCATTTCCCCGCAGACCTCGCATTTTACTTTCTTCATGGTCGTAGATTATTTGGAGTTGAGCATTTCGCAGAGTTCCTCAGCTTCGCGGAGGTTGAAATCATCGTCCTCATCGGTGAACACCTTGATAGTGGTGCAGAACATGAAGCCTCGATTGGTTGTGCGCCGGCACACGCCCCAACAGTTGTTGTACTGACGGTATTCGGGGAGGTCGGTTTCTACCCTCTGGACGCAGTAGATGGCGTTAGGGTCACGGTTGGCATCGCGGCAAGCGTAGTTCTCTATCTGCTGTGAACGGCTCTTGCGCAGGATGATGTCAGCGCGGGAGCGGTAGAACAGGGCTACACAGATAGCCATGAGGAGAAGGACGGCCAGAATGATGATTGCTGTTGTCATTGTTGATTGGTTTTAGAGGTTATCGAATTCTTTTTGAAGCTCAGTGAGGCGAGCCTGTGCCCGCAGACGGATTTGTTCAGTGATGTTGGTTTTTATGGCTGTCACCTCATCATCCGAGAGATAGTTGCTTTGACATGAGCAGCAGCCATAATTACCATTACTGAAAGTGATGTCCACCACCGCCTCTTTTTTCTCTATGCGGTTCAACATCTTTTCCACAACGCCCATTTCGCTTCTAATGCGGTTGGCCCTGTTTAGTGTTTCATCATTCATATCAGTTCTGATTTTCGGAGTTATCGACTATGGAGAGAGCCATACGCACCGAGGCGAGGATGCCGGGGTCACGGCGCATTTCCTTGACAAGCCCGCAAACGATAGGCGCGGTATTGCCGCCGGAGAAAGATGTTACAGTGCCGTGGTCGGGTGTGGAGGCAGAGCCGACAATGACGAGTGCGCCGAGTGCGCCGCCACCTTGATTTACGCCGGCGAGAATTTGTCTGTGCAGACGGTTGATTGCTTTTTGCATGATTACTTTGATTTAGTGAGGTTGTTATATAGTTCCTTTGCTTTGTCCACCGCGTCCAACATGGTTTTGCTGGCGATGGCGAGTTTAAGACTTATCGAGTCGAAGTTGTTGCCGTTGTGCTTGTGGGCAACCTCAGTCATGCAGGTTGACAAGAGCGCATACATCTGCATTTCTGGAAGCCCGGACTCGTTTATTACGGCTCTGATTTTTTCACGAGTCACCTTATATTCCGGGGTCATTTTATCCATATCGGTATCGGTTTATCTTCGGCTATTGCCGCCGAGGGGAATTACATTGTAGGTTTTGAAACGGTCTATCAGTCGCCCGAAGCCGTCTTTATATTTCTCTTTGAGCTGCTCAATGGAGAGGTTGGTTGTGACGTGGGCCTTGAGGTGGAACTGTGACCATATTTCATTACGGGCATGGAGAAATTCATCGGTCAGCACCTTTGTATCCATGCCGTAGAAGGTGGTAGTCTGGACACCGATGTCATTAAGGCAGATGTTGACCGGCTTACATTGAAAGCCCTTATTCTCCTCCTCGTTGAAGGTATAGCGGTCGAGGTTATTATGCAGCGTGTAGTAGTTTATCATCTGCGTAACCGACAAGTTGTAGAAGAAATTGGGATTGTCAGTGTAGCGAAGATACTCAGAGAATATCTCCATGAGCAAGGTTTTGCCGGTTCCGACATTGCCGTGAAGCATGATGTGCTTGTGGAGTTTGTAACCACGTCCGGGAAACACCTCCTCGGCCAATGGACAGCCGTTGAAGTAGTATAAGAGAAAGCGCAGCACATCCTTGTTGTTATCATCAATCACGAACTTGCGATGCTGATATGCAAGAACCTTGTTGGCTATCTGGAGAAGGAGCCTTGCATGGGCTTGGTACACCTCCGGGATTTCAAGAAGCTGCCGTTTCTTTTCGGCCTTGTGCATATCGTTGATGACTCGCCCGAAAATAGTATTGACAGTTTCCACACCAATCTTTGCGAGCTTGGCGCGTTCTTTATCCTTCTCGGTCTGTGGCTCCTCTGCCATGCGGCGTTCATGGTCCTGTTTCATCATGGCCTCGGCCTCGCGGTTCTCTCTTTCCTTGCGGGCCGCTTCCTGTTGCGCCATCCACCCGGACAATGCCGTATTAATACTTTCAGCCATAACTATCAGATGTCTTGACCGCCGAAGCCACCGCCGAATGTGTAATCAGTCAGACCAGGAGCGGAGGGTTGGTTATTACTCGGTTTCGATGTATCGCGGCTCTTGATACGCATAGCGGATATAAGATGCCGTGACCAATCGCTGTAATCGTGGTGCTGTGTGTGCGACAATTCCCACTCACCGACAACAGCATCAGCCAGAGAGCGCAAGCAGTCAATATCACCGTAGGCCAGACCAAAGTTTTTGCAGAGCAGCAGCAGACTTTCCTTGTGGTTCTCTGCAAAGAATTCAGTCAGCCATTCGCCATTGGTGCCGGTGGTCGGAGGTTGAGGGGCTGCAGGGCGCAGGGGTTCGGGCTGCGGGGCCACCGCAGGTTTAGGCGTTGCCGGCTTCGTGGCTTTAGTCTGTTTGTTTCGGTTCCTTGTCGATGAGGTCTTTGTCAGTTCATCAATCAATGAGTATTTATCAATCCGGCTCATACGTTTGTTGAGGCGTTGAATGTTGCAGTAGCGCACTTGAATACCCTTGGAAGTCAAGACCTGTTCAGTGTCATACAAATTTTTATCAAACAACCCCAACGTAAGGCAGGTTTTAATCACCTCCGATACATACGCCTCATCAAAGCCCGACATTTCCGAACCAATGAAAGGCAACTCATCATCCCACTGCATGTAGTACCCGTTCTTATAGATAAGACAGAGCAGGAGAGCATATACCGTGACAGCTTTACCACCTTGACGCTTGATTAACTTGCGTATGCGGATGTCTTGAAAGAAGTCTATGTCGAAAGGGAAATATTCAAGTCCCGATTTTGCTATTCGTGCCATAGCCGTATGATTAAATTTCTTTGATTGAAATTCCGTGAACGTGGAGCATCAACTTTTTTTTCAGTCTATACTCTGGTGTGCGAAACCCCTTTGTGTCCTCGACCACTGTAACACCGTCCTTGTCATAGACAAAATCAGCGTAGTAGGAACACTCTTTTTCCAAGAGGTTGCCCTGTGAGTCGCGTTGCGTGGGGATAAGCACATACTTTACCTGTTCACGAAGATTGGAGATAAGGCCGGCACGCTGCATCAGCTTCAGTTGGTTGGCTCTCTCATGCTCCTTTTGGGAAGCATGACCACCCGTCTTTTTAGCACCGTATTTGTTGCGCTTCTTAGGTGAAGCCGGTGCAGCGCGTAGGGCCTTGAATTCGTCAATCGTCATCCTCATGAGGAATTGACTTATCGACTACTACTGTTTCGGGCAGCGTAGTGCCGTCAGACAACGAGGCCGACATTGACACCTTCATGCCTTCGGGGATAGCATCGCGGAAGTTTTTCACGGCGCGTTGAACACCTTTGTCAGCGGCCACCTTCTCGGCCACCTTTGCGGGTTCCTGTGCCGGAGCTTGATAGCGGTACACATCTACAATCTTAGTTTCGGCGATGGACTCAATCTCGTAGTCGGCCATTGTTCCTTTCATACCCTTGTTGAAGTTGGTAAGAGCATCGGCGAAGGTGGATGCCTGTACCAGAATGTAGGAGGCTGCGCGTTTCTCGACTGCTGTTTTCTCATCGAGAGTGATGAAATTGACCTTGACCTTGTAGAACCTGTCGCCGGTTTCATCCCAGAAGATTTCCGAGATTTTGGTTTTGTTGACTGCGAGGACGTTGTATTCACCGCTGATAAACGCTGTGACCTCCTCAACGACACGGGCCTCAGCTTCGGTGCAGGAAACAGCGTCAACGAGGTAAGGGTCGGTAACCTTGACCGTCTTGCCGCTCTCCGTCATTTTCTCATAACGGACCTTGACTTCAATCCACTGTGCCATTATCTGCCCTCCTTTGTTGTGGCTGCACTACAGCAGCAGGGTTCCGAACTTACAGCCGCACGAGGCTCAACCGCATAACGTATGCGGTCATAGAGGACATCTGCATAGTTATGCATTGCCTCCAACTGTCTTTTGAGTTGCCAACGCTCATCATCGGGGAGCGCACCGAAGGTGCTGATTGCCCTTGTTGCCGAGCAGATACGCTCGTTGAGGTCGGCGAGTTCGATTTTCATGCGGTCAACATGTGTTTCGGCTACATTGTAGCTTTCCTCAAACACTTTGGCCGGTGACCATGAGCGGTAACCACCATCGTATATGACGAGGTAGCCGTCAGCACCGGGGTTGTAGCCAGCATTGCCGACCTCGAAATATTTGTCGGGAACGTTGGCACCGGCACCCTTGGCCTCGGCTGCTGTCATTCTCCTTGCTTGGACGGTCTTTGTGCCAATGTAGGTTTTCATGTCGTAGGAGGCTGTTCTGTCATTTTCCATTGTTCATGCGGTTTTTGAGTTGTTTGCTTACTTTGAATTTCACGGTGCGCTGCGCGGGGATAATCACCGTTGTACCGGCGTTGATGTTGCGGGCCTTCTTCTCCTTGGTGGTCTTGACCTCCAGAGAGCCGAAGCCACGGAGATAGACGTTATCGCCACGGACGAAAGCGTCAGAGAGGATGTCGGTCACGCCCTCAACGACATGGAGTGCCGTTGATTTGGGCAGGTCGGGGATGCGTTTGCAGAGTTCAACTGCGATGTCATTCTTTGTCATGATTTTTTGATTTTGAATGTTGTTTACTGAGTTTACGATTTATCTTATCTTTGAGTAGGCCGATGGCCCATGCGTGAGTGCTATTGCGTAAGCCCTTCAAAGACTTGTAATGCGCTATGGCAATATCGAGGCAGTTAATTATGCGCTCTATGTCGGAGTTGCTGATTTCAACCATAGCCGAGGAAGGAGTTAACAAGTTCATCGAAGTACATCTCATCGGTTGGAATATCATCATCACAGGCCATAATCTGGTTGGCGATGCTCCGCTTCTTGTGGATGATGTTGTAGAGAACCGGGTCGATGGTACTGCGCCCGATGAGGTAATAGCAGTTGACGTTATTCTTTTGGCCTATGCGGTGGGCGCGGTCCTCACACTGACAGCAGTCGGCATACGTCCACGGAAATTCCACGAAGGCCACGTTAGAGGATGCTGTAAGGGTCAGACCGACACCGGCAGCTTTGATGGAGCAGATTATCAGTTGAGCCTCGCCGGACTGAAAGGCATCGACAGCAGCCTGTTTCTCGGCTGTGTTGTCGTCACCTGTAACTCGGACGGCATCGGGGAATTGCTTTTGCAGAGCCTTGACAATCTCCTTCAGCGAGCAGAACACAATCAGCGGCTTGCCGTTGGCGAGGAAATTCTTTATAAAGTCGGTAGCCTGTTTCACTTTCCCTTTGGAGGCGAGCGAGCGCAAGGTCATGAACTTTACCAGAGCCTCCATGCGCATCTTGCGGCGTATCTCTCTGTCGGTACACTCGGTGTATTCGCGGAGGTAGGCGGCGAGGTCAGCGGCGGCGAGGTTGTATTCATCGCGGTTGGAGATTTCAACGTAGAGGTCTGTGCGTTGCTTGTCGGGCAGCTCTGTAAGTACCTTAGCCTTCTCACGGCGTATCATGCAAGTATCATAGAGCTTATCCGACAATTCGGATAGGTTTTCATTATCGCCATACTGAGCAAGGAATTTGCCCCGGCCACCGAAATCAGAGAGCAGACGCCCCATGATGGCGAGTTGTGAAACGAGGTCTTGCGCATGGTTGACAACGGGGGTGCCGGACAGGAGTATGCGCCACTCCTTGCCCTCGACAATGCCACGGGTGAACATAGTCTGCTGTGCCGTAGGGTCTTTGAGCCTGTGTGACTCGTCCATGATTACCGAGCGGAACACATTGATGTCGCGGTTGAACACAACATCTTTGAGGGTGAAAGTCTTGCCGCCCTTGATGTCCCATACAAAGAACTTTTTCAGACTCTCATAATTGACGATGGCAACATGGAACATCCCCATGCCGAGGAAATAAGGCCACGATGTGCGCGAAGCATTGTCGAGAACCAACGCCTTTTTGTCGGTAAACTTTTCAAATTCACGCTGCCAATTTATCTTAAGCGAGGAGGGGCAGATTACCAGACAGGGATAAGCGGCGGCGGTATCGACAATACCGATGCTTTGCAAGGTCTTGCCAAGTCCCGGCTCATCGCCTATCAACAGGCGGCGGCGTTCAAGCCCGAACAGAATACCTTCTTTCTGGTATTCGTAAGGCTCTACTCGAAGTTTATGTTTAAGCGTTGCGGTCATAAGGCAAGACACCAATATTGAAATGCTAATTCCAGATACTTATCACGCCCACGGAGATACACCGGGTCGTCACGGCGTATGCGTGTAGTGAACACGTTGCAGTTGCGTTTGCTGATGGCATAGATGAAATCGCAGTCGGAGTGTGCGATGTCCATATACCATGCGCGGGAGCGGTCCCAATCGAAGAAGTCAATGGCATCCTCAAATTCCTTTTGGGTTGAGGCTGCACAGGTCTTAAGGTCCCCGCCGAAGCCGTAGAGAGGCAACCACCAATCCCACTTGCAGCGGGTGTCGAGTGTGAACGGAAAACCGCCATACTCAAACTCCTGTGCTTTGTTGACCATGAACCTTTGGGTTTCAGCCTCGGCCAATACCTTTGCGAGAAAGGGGTCATGCCGGGCAGTCATGCGCAGGGAGCGGTACATTTCCTTTGCGTGTCTAAACTCATCATCGGTGTATTGCTCACCGTCAACGGTCAGTTGGTAATAGTTCACGCGGTCCGGCTCCGTGATGATAGCGTCCACCAGATTGCCGAAGCGGAATGCCGCCTCCTTTACACCCGGCGGCATAGGCACCGGGTGTAAGAGGTTTTTCAGAGCGGTAAGGTCAGAGTTGCTGACCTCAGAGCGGCTGTAATATGCATCGGGGTTCTGGCTCATGCTTACTTGGCTTTTACATCATCCACATAGTTCACGTCAGAAATGAACATCGGGGCATCCTTGGAGTTGGCGGCGGTGTTGGCGTAGGTAATCTGTTTCTTAAACTCCTTGCAGAGTTCCTCCATAGACAGAGTGCAGCCGACCTGCGACCACCAGAAGGCAACAACCTTCATGATGTCCTCGGCAGTTTCGACAACGACCTTTTTCTTTACCTGTGTCTTGGGCTGATAGGATGCAGGAGCGGCCACCGGCATACCGAAAAGACCGTCCATTTCCTGTTTCTGGGCTGCGAGCTGTGCGGCGGTAGCCTCCTGTTTCTCGCGTTCCTTGCGCTCTGCCTCCTTGCGGGCAGCTTCCTCACGTTCCTTTGCCTCCATGTCGGCCTTGATTTTGGCGGCTTCCTCGGCTGATGCTTTGGCAATGCGCTCAAGCTCCTTCTTTTTGGAGGGCAGACGGTCGAGAATATCATCGCGGGTGCTTTGCACCTCAAAGGGAAATTGCTCTTTGAAGCGGGTGACCAGACCGGCCATTACGTTGGCTTGGATAGCGCGGCACTCCTCCGGGGTGAGTTCTGACGGACGATATGCGCCGCTGATTACCGTCTGGCACCATGTTTCGGGGAGTTCGCAGATATACTCCTTGACACCGTCATAGATGATTTCGTAGTTATCGAGTGTCAATAACTTATCCATGTCGGTCAGCTCGTTGATGCTCTTATTGACAAGAGCGTTGAACTGCTTGACGTAATCGTCCTCCACCTCGGCGCGGTAACGCACCTTGGCGTTTTCCTTTGCCTGTCGCGCGGCCTCCTCGCGGCGGCGGCGTTCCTCCTCTTCATGTTTCTTTTTGGCGAAGGCGTTGCGGTGGGCTTGCAGTTGGTTGGGTATGGAGTTTGCTTTGGAGGGGTCCACGTCATTCTCCATCGTGGTATAGACCTTGCGTATCTGGTCAAAGAGTTGAGTGACGGGAGTACGTTTGCCGTTCATCTTCTTGACGGTGATTTTTGCCTTTTCGATGAACTTGGCTATCTCCATGTCGAGGGCATCCGACATTCCTTCCTGCTTTACGCGAGCGAGGAGTTGATTGCCCACTTCAAGGCAACGAGTGTGGGATAGCTGATTGTCCCGGTAGGACTGAGGCGCGAGTTCGGCAAGCGTCTGCACGTTGTGCGGCTCAAAGATTGTTAATGCTTGGGTGTTGTCTGCCATGATTGATGTATTTAAGGGTTACACGGTTTTGATGTTGCATACTCGGTGATGATACCAAGCCGTGTGCAGTAGTGTCCGTTGAGTGTGTTGCGCACAAGCGGACACCCACTGCACGGCCTGTTGTCAGAAGCCTTCTTCCTCATCTGCGTTGACTGTTACGCCCTGCGGAGGCTCGTTGTCGCCGAAAGGCTGAGGCGCAGGTTCTGGCGTATCGTTGAGGACTTCTCCTGTTTCGGGGTCAACTCCGTAGATGTCCTCATCTGAGAGTTGCGGCTGCTCGTCAACCTGCTGTGATTGGAGTTCGGTGCCACGGCCAATGCGCACCTTCGGGTAGGATTTGAAGGCATGTTTGATGCACTTGGCCATGAGAAAGCCGGGGTCGATATGGACGATGCCGTTCTGGTCCATGCCGTAGAGGTCGTTGGCGCGGCCACGGTTCTGTTTCTGTGAGTAACCGGCGAGGCGGCACCAATCTTCCGGGAACATCACAGAGTAGTCGATGGAGCCATCGGCGCGAGTGATGCGCAGGTAGCAAGCGACAATGTTGTGGCCGGTGTGAGGAAGGTTGCAGGTGTAGGACACGGACTTGCGACCGTCAACGTCCTTGAATGAAAACTCGTCATTGTCGTACACGAGGACAGGATTGTCGGCGTGGCGTATCTGGCCGGCGCGGGTACGCATTACGAGTTCACCGTAGGCCGACACGGTGAGGACGCAGCGGCCCTCCCATTGTGGATGGTCTTTGGAGCCTACATTCACGTTGCGGCCCACAAGGTAGGCCAGAGCGCGGGTACCCGGTTCAAGCGACAGGCCGCAGACGGCAAGGTCGATGAAGGCTGTGAAGATGCTGAACGGCGTAGCGCGTTGCAGTTTGCCGTTGTCGTTGTCGCGGAGAGCCTTGTTGAAGTATGTGCTTTCGCGCAGATAGGCAGCTTCGCCGCCACCCCAGAGGGTGTCATAGATCTGAATGAAACGTTCGCGGACGACGGGGTGCTCGACGATTTCGAGCGGGGAGAGCTTGTTGATCTGCTCGACTGTAAGTTGTAGGTTACCCATGATTGATGAGAGTTAAGGATTGAACATTTGCGGGTTGCGATGATTGATAAAAAGAGGCTGCGCTGTTGCAACGAGGGGGATTCGCTTATGGAAAGCAAGGGGGATTCGGCTGCAGCGCAGCCTCCGGAGCATCAATCATGTAGCAACTACCGCTACATTGTAGCCTCTGAGGGACTCGAACCCCCTCCGACAGAACCAAAATCTGTAGTGCGACCGACACACCGAGAGGCTGAACCGTCAGAGCTTCGCTATGTAGAAGCGTATGCGCTCTGATGTATTTGTGCTTGTGGGATAGTCGTAGGAAAACTCATAGTTGTTCCCATTATAATTTTTGAAATAGTCGGGCCGGCTGATAATGCGCAGCCACATTTCATGCAGCTTCAAAACTGCGGCGCGTTTGGCTCGGTGATTACAGGCCTCCTGTGTGAAGCGGTGAATAACGCGAGGGTTCTTACCGTCATTGGTCTTGTATATTGCGTAATCCATTGTTGTCTGATTTATTGGTTGAGGTAATCCTGTTCTGTTCTCTGGAGGAGGCGGAGGTCTGCCATGCAGTATTCCACCTTGCCCGGACGTTTGGAGGGTTTGACTTTACCTGTTCGCCTCCAACGGTCCACATTCTTGCGCCCGAAGATTGAATAGGCCGTGCGTTGTGAAACATATTCCGGGTCGGCTGCATCGCTCTTAATCACTCTGGCCAATCGTGCTGTGAGGTCGGTCATGAATGTTTCATAGGTCACAAGCCTGTCCGCGAATTGCATCATTACTGTCGGAGGCATAGCGTGATTAGAGTTGGGAGGGGTTAGGATTGTCCATTACCTCATCGCACATCTTGTCGTAGGCTTTCAGCCACGGGTCAACTTTGCTCCAACGCTTGTAAAGGCGACCGATGTAGAAGCACAGGCCGATGCCCAGAGCTTTGTCCACAATGACGTGGAAGAAGAAGGCCCACACGTTTTCGTCCTGCTCCTCGCCGAAGATGAAGATGAAGGCGAGACCACTGAGGATAAAGAGTATTGCGATACGGATAACTGAGATTGTCTTGTTCATGGCTGATTGGTTTAATAGGGTTCAACTCCTGCTTTGATGAATGCGGCCTCTTCATCGACCGAGCCACACCAAGTATCGAGATACTCGTTGATGGCCGGATAGGTGTTGTCGTTGATGTCATATCCGCGAGCGGCGCAGAATGCCGACCACGAGATTTCAGCGCGGCGGCTGTCGAGGGTTGCCTGTGATGATTTGCAGCCGGTGAACAGGATGGCCACAAGTGCGAGGGTGATAGTTGCTTTCTTCATGATTGATATTTGTTGAGGGTTAGACTAATTGTGCATCTTCACCTCTGAACCATTTGGCGGTTTCATAGCTGAAGTGAATGAGCGCATACAAGAAATACACTGCGTCATCGCTGACGCTAAAAATGGTGATGCGTGGTTCACTTAAATGTTGTACTGCGACAGTTGCAGAAAGCGCATTTTTGTAGTGCTCTTTACCCGCAGGTGTTAGTTGCACAGGTGGACGTACAACTATCTTGCGGCCCTCCACATAAACACCACGTTCTTCACCGATGATGTTGATTGCGTGTAGTAATTCTTCTAATGTAATTCTCATATTACGAATTTTTACTTGTTGTGGGTTACTGAATATGTCACTCCGTTGTCGGTGGAGGTCACTTTGTACTCCTCACGGCCCGCAGCTTTGTTGAGGCGGCTGACAGCCGATTTTGCGCTCGCCATAGAACCGGCTTCGCGGCAATCATACGTCACGGTCACCCCGGCAGGGATGCTCTTGATGCTATCCGTCAGAGATACCCTTCTGACGAGATACTGATTTTGCGATGTAATTTCTTTGGTTTTCTGCATATTATTTTGTACTTTTGCGGTTAAACTCAGCGAGTTGCGTTGCTATACCAGAAGTATTGTGATGCAAAGATACAACAATACTTTTGATTGAGCGCAATAATACTTACGCTTTTAAGAATTATTAACATTTCAGCCGAAGAATACTTATGTTGAAGGACAAAATACAGAGCCACCTCACGAGCCAAAGAAAGACGCTGAAAGAGTTGGCACAACACATCGGGATGTCGGACACTGCAATCCGAAACATCTACTCAAGGGACAGCTGCGAGTTGTCTACCCTCCGTAAAATCGCGGAGTTCTTCTCTGTGCCTGTAACTGAACTGTTGGAAGAATCCGACATTCGGATAGACATAAGAGATGTTGAGCGCAGTTTCAACCCCGGACAGAACGACCCCGAAACCATTCAGAAACTAACCGACATCATTGACGAACAGCGAAAACGCATCGACCAACTCACGGATAAACTGCTTGAAATGAAATGATAGGATTAGGCATCGCTGGGCTAATTGTTGCATTCATTGTATTCGCTGAACTACATTCGATTAAAGCCATACTTAATCGCCATGCTAACACCGTGGAGTATAATCAAGACAATGAGGCAAAAATCAGGAACTTGAAGTGGACATTAAAAGAGCAAGAGGACGTAATAAAAGAACTTACATCGCATATTGCTGAAAAAGGAAGTCAGCTTACTCAACATGAACATGAATTGCTAAAGCATGCCAAATACGTTTTATCAAAAAGCTCAAATTGATACACTTCAAAAGGAGCTACTTGATGCTCGAGCAAAAATAATCGCTTTAATGGAAGAAAAGAAATGAAAACCAAAAGAGAAATCAGAATTTGCCTTATGGCTTTGTTGCTTGGTCTTGTTTGCTGTATTTCACTCCCATGCCATGCAGAATCCGTATGGGGATTAGAAAAATTAGCACCCAAGGATGAGGTCAAGAAATCTATTGTAAATAGATTCGGATACAACAATTTCAAAGACAAGGGTGATGTGATTACAGTTATAGACCCATCAATTGGCGGTGTTGACTTCAATTTTTGTGACATTATCTTCAATTTCATTGATGGCGAATTACGCTTCAATCAAATCAGATTTGAGAGAATCATCGTCAACGATAATATCGAATTGGCTAAGCAGACAGTAGATTATCTTGCAAGCAATCTTAAGAAAAAGTATGGGGATGATAATGTGCTGGCGTATACGAACGACTATGGATTCACGGCTTACGGATTTTATGGACCTGCATTCAATGACGTAATTGGGTACTTGGAGATTGTAAAAGGCTTTGGGAAAGACGGTACCGAAAGGTTGTATATGAATCTGGTGTATTATCCATTCCGCAAAGATGCCGTGGCTGATGAATTGTGATGTCACTTCAAAAAAACATCAACCTCAAAAGAGCCTCGCAGACCGTGTTTGTCGGCTCAGATGGCGAACTATACCACCGAGGGTGCAGAAAGCGATTGTAGGGCATCTGAGAGGCCAATAACGGCATATTTGAAACAAACCACTATGAACAGAGAAATAATAACACCGGAAGAAGTACCGGCAAGGATAGCCGAATTACGGCGAAAGATTAAACAGCTCCACCCGGAGAATTGCCCTTTCTGCGGGGGCTATCACGAAATAAGGCTGACCAGAACAGGCCAGCCTATGGCGAACACACCCTGCTGCGATGACATGATGCGAGAGGTGCTACGATTAGAGCGTGAGGTCTTTGGCGGTGACTGACTCCTTGGGGTACATCATCCGCTTGTCCCCATCAAGCTTCTCTCGGCTCGGCGGCAGTCTGCACCACTCCTGCATGATGAAATCGAGATAGTCCTCGTAGAAGATGAACTTTGGCGCTTTGCAGAGCAACACACTCTCTGCATAGCTACGGGCAAGACAAGGCTGACAGCCTTTCTTGAGATAGAAAGCGAACCATTTCTCAAACACGTATCTCCAGTACCACCGGCACCATAGCCGTGAGATTTTTGTCTTTATCTTTTTCATGTCGCAAAAGTAGGCAATAGACAAATTCACCCAACTATAAGTTTTGAATCATGGACGAAAAAAACAGATACGAAGAACTCGACTCGTACGAGGATGACTACACGGACACATCCATGGACGATTTGAAAGCTGCCGCTTTTGAGTACCTCCTGCTTAACCCCGGCTCCGAGTTCGGGGATTGGCAGCAGAGTCTAATATCTGACTATCCCACGGAGGTAGTAGACGCTCTGGGCACAGACCCGGAGGAAGTCTACGCAGCCCTTGCCGACCTCTGGGAAAGCGATTACTGCGACCCCAAGACCGGCATCGAGCAGAAGTTCAGCGAGTGGGCCATGTCTTTCGCCAACGAGTATGCCGTGGGGATTTACTACTTCCTTGTGGATGCTTGCGCTGACCTAAAACGGATGGGACGCAAATTTCCATAATGTCGAATTGTTGTCTAAAAATCCCTAAGTGACTTATAATAACTTTTCCGATTGCGCGGCGCAGGCTGCCATCGAATAAGCGGCGCAAACCCCTTAAAATAAGCTACTTAGGCTGTAACTATCCGTGTAAATGGACGTTACAGCCTAAGTTGTTCTTAAGGGGTTCGTGCAGAAATCACGAAAAGTGTGTACGAATGAACCGATATGTTGTCTGTGCCGTCACCTGAAAAGGGTTGTAACTTTTATCAAACATATCGGTAGAACGGTAGAGTTTTCCTCAGGGTCAGGCCACCCGTCATCATCAATCTCGTCTAAATCGAGAGCGTAGAGATTGTTGAACCTGTCTCGCAGTGAAAGACTGCGAAGATACTTCAATGACGCGAACCTTACACCGGTGAGAAGATAGGCGGGAGTAACGTAAATCGCCAAAGTCAGCATAGCCGGATAGTTGCTTCTGAAAAGCTGTTCTATGTCGCTCTTATTCGTCATACACTTATTAAAACCGCGACATCCGGTTTTCCTAACCTAAAAAGGTGATTATTTTGAATGATTTTGTGTCGTGCGGAGCAAAATGAGACACAAAAAAGTCCCCGTTCAAAGTTTTAACAGAAGCGTTTGTTATAGTTTTCCGGTTATCTGGCTATAAAGAACTCGCCGGTTAGCGTTCCCTCGCTCAATTGGAGGGTGAAAGTGCCGCTATAGTTATCTTTTTTATCTGATGTTATGCGGAAAGTGCCTTTATCTGCAATCTCACCGCTCAAAGTTTCGCATGAAAATACACTTGCATAGGCAATTTTGTTTTCGTTGCAATACTGGGTGTATTCCCAGTCGGTCGGTTCTCCGTCAGTATAATCGATGTCCCGCCTTTCAAAGCTCTGTTCTTTGCCGAGGAGTTCTTCATCAGAGTCCGAGAAAAGAAAGATGTCGACATAATAGAGCACCTTACCGCCCCTTCCCTTGCTCAGTGCGGTCTGGAAAGCCGCTTTGCCTTCGTTATAATTGAAAGAGGGTGTCATTGTGAATGACGGGTTCATCGCAGATAAGAGCAACTGCTGGTCAATAAATGTTTGCCCGTTCAATTCAGCCATGCATTTTGACTTGAAATAAGTTTCGCCGTCATGTTTTTCGCAGGCGGAGAACAGGCACATTGTGCAGACGATAGCCACCAACAATGTGGCGACAATTTTAGCTCGATTCTTCATGTTGTTTTTATTTATAAACCTTTTCTAATTAATGGCACTGACTTTTGCGTTAATTTCAGCTGGATGAGTCTTAAAGAAGTATTTCTTTTTCCGTAATCTCTACATTGCCCCGTCTAACTTCCTGTTTGAGCATCTTCTCAAATTTTTGCAAATCCATGACGTAGCCCTGAAGAGTATTTGCTTGTAATGAAAACGCAAAGTTACAAAAATGTTTTACATACAAGTAAATTCGACGAAATAATTTTAGAGACCAGCTTTGCGATTGCATCCTATGGGCAGTATGAGAAAAAATTAGGGTGATTTGGGGGTGTTATATTTGGCAGTTTGAGGTTTAATGTATAATTTTGCTGTTAAAGAAACAGTAATTGAAAGTGTTACAGTGGAGTAATCTAAAGCGTTACAATGAAGTAATCGAAAGTGTTATAATGGAATAATGGAAGTGGTATAT